GCGGCTTTGCCATCATGTTTATTATCGGCGCTATATTCGGGGAAATTGGCAAGCGCCTGCCAATATTCAACAAATATATCGGTGGCGCTCCGGTGATGACTTTCGTTTACGATAAATTCGTTTTTCAATCAAAAAAAGTAATTCAAAATCTGGAAGAAAGGAGTTAATTTTTATGCCACAAGCAGCCAAAAGTGCGATGATGCATTTATACGAAGGAAATCCTAACAACTTAACAAAAAAAGAAATTTATAAACGTAAAAAGAATGAAGAAAAACTAAAAATTTCATCTAATAACTTAAAAGCACCTTCCTGGTTAGAGCCAGGAGCGAAAAAGAACTTTAAACGTATTGTAGAGCTTATGGAACCAACTGGAATTTTATCTGATGTAGACGTGGATATCCTGGCAATATATTGTGATACGTATTATGATTATTTGTCCTATAAACGTAAGATTAGAAAGACTGGTAACATGATTGACGGCAGGGTTAATCCTTTAATTCGTGAAAAGAGAAATGCGTCAGCAGCATTAACTAAATATGCTAACATGCTTGGATTAACTCCTTCTGCTAGAGCGTCGTTAGCAATTCACCTAGATGATGAAAGTGATGATGACGATGACTTCTAAAATTTTACAATATAATCAAACTCAACTAGAAAAATGGTGGAATGATTATAGAAAGTCAATGCTAGGTTGGGCTTATCTGGATAAACCATCTCCAGTTGTTTTAACAACATATTACGCTAAGATGGTTGTTGAAGGAGATATTCCAGCTGGTAAAAATGTTATTTTAGCATGTAAACGACACTTAAAAGATTTGGAAAGACAAGGAGATGAAGATTTTCCTTGGGTATTCGATGAAGAAAAAGCACATAGACCAATAAGGTTTATTGAGAAAAAATGTAAACCGTCAAAGTCAGTCAATGCTCAATTGATATTACAACCTTGGCAACATTTCATTGTTGGGTCAATGTTTGGTTGGGTTCATCGTGATACAGGTTTAAGAAGATTCCGTGAAGGGCTTGTTTTTGTTGGCCGTAAGAATGGTAAAACTACTTTAGAATCTGGTTTAGCTGATTATATGGCTGGATTTGACGGAGAACGTGGAGCTAATATTTATTTTTTGGCAAACGCTCAATCTCAAGCTAGAAAATTATACGATGAATCTAAAGCAATGATTGAGGCTAGTCCTTATCTAGATAAACGTTTTGTCACAACACGTTCTGAAATAAGATTTCCTAAAACAAATTCTACTATCGTTCCTATGTCTGCTGAAAAGAATAATAAAGACGGAGAAAATGTTCACTTTGCCGTGTTTGATGAAATTCATGAATACAAAGATTATTTCTTGATTTCAGCAATGAAGCAAGCCAGGGGTGCTAGATTACAACCATTAATCATGTATATTTCAACTGCTGGATATGTTTTAGATGGTCCTTTAATGGACTTTATAGACAACGGAAAAGAAGCTTTATCAGATTATGACGCTCATATCGACGAAAGAACATTCTATTACTTGGCTAGTTTAGATAAAGTTGAAGAAAGTGATGATCCTGAACTATGGATTAAAGCTAATCCTAATCTTTGCTTAATGGATACAGTAAACTTGATATCTGACTACATTAAGGATAAAAGAACTCCTGCTGAATATGCTACTTGGCTGACAAAACAGTTTAATATTTTTAGTTCTACTGATGAATTATCATTTGTAACAATTGAAACCATTAATAAAAACAAGCGTATGATTGATGAAGATACATTGTTAGGACGTTCATGTATAGGTGGATATGACTTATCAGAAACGGAAGACTTTACTGCTACTGGCTTAGAATTTAAGTTAGATGACGGTTCAATCTTTTGGAAAATGCAATCCTTTGTGCCAGAAGAAAGAGTCAGAATTGGTAAAAATCCAGAACGATTACAGGAATGGGAAAAGCAAGGATATTTAACAATTGTTCCTGGAGAATATGTTAATTATGAATATGTTTATAATTGGTTTGTTGAGCAAGCTAAAAAATATAAAATTCAACAAATCAATTATGACCCTAACAAAGCGTTGTTTTTAAACCAATCATTACAACAATACGGTTTTAATACTAAGGTTGTTAGACAAGGTTTTACTACTTTAGGTGGGCCAATGCAAAATATGAAAGAATTGTTGCTAGACGGTAAGGTAGTAACTAATAACAATTTGATGTTTAGATGGTATCTGAATAACGTAAAGTTGGTAACAGATAGAAATAATAACTGGATGCCAACTAAACAATCACGTAATCGTAAAATTGACGGTTTTGCAGCATTACTAAATGCTCATGAATCATTATGGGAGAACCTAAACGTCAAAGAAAAGAAAGCTAGAATAAAATTTGTCAGTTTAAGATAAGGAGGTGATTACTTGGGTTTTTGGAATAGAATAAAAAGTTTAATTACTGGAAATAAAAAAGCTAGTGGACCAGTTAGTTTGAAAACAGGTAATCCTTTCCCAATTAGTTTATCTGGTTCAACATTACAAACTAACGAGACGGTATTTTCAGTAATTACTCAGTTATCTAATGCAATGGCTAGCATGCCACTAAAACTATATAAGAATTATGAAGAAGTTACAGACAGTGATTTAGCGATGGAAATAAAATACCATCCTAATCCGTCAATGACTTCTTTTTCATTTATCCAAAAGTTAGAAACAGACCGCAATGAATACGGAAATGCTTATGTGTTGATTGAAAGGGATGAATACTGGCAACCAGTTAATTTATATCCAGTATCTCCAACTTGTGTGACAGTTATGCAAAATCAAGATGACAATTCAATTTGGTATAAGATAACTGCTACTAATGAAAATATATTAGTCTCAGAAGCCAATATTTTACATTTAAAGCATATTTCAGGGTCAACAAGGTTATTAGGTATAAGTCCTTTAGACGTGCTAAAAAATGCCTTAGATTTTGATTTAGCTGTACAGAAATTCAGTTTGTCTGAAATGTCTAAGGTAGATAGTTTTAAGGTTACTTATGGTTCAAATGTTGATGATGAGAGTAGAAAAGATGTTATTGATAATTTTAGAGCTTTCATCAGAGACAACGGCGGTGTTTTGTTTGAAGAACCTGGTGTTGAAATCAGTCAACTACCTAGAGAGTTTTTATCTGGAGACTTAATCAATACTGAAAAGATAACTGATACAAGAATAGCTAACGCTTTTAATGTTCCTTTAGCGTTCTTAAATCAATCTACTGTTAGCAATAACGAAGATTTGATGAGTCAATTTGTACAAAGAACATTAATTCCAATAGCTAGACAGTATGAACAAGAACTAACTAATAAATTATTAACAGAACAGCAAAGAAAAGTTGGAATGTATTTTAAATTCAATGTTAATAGTTTGTTGCGTGGTAATGTTCAAGCACGTACAGCATATTATCAAGCATTAAGACGTTCTGGTATCTTAACAACTAATGATATTAGAGCGTTGGAAGATTTACCACTATCTAAAGATGAATTTGCAGATAAATTATTTGTATCTGGTGACTTATATCCTTTAGATATGGACCCAGCACAACGAAAGGGGGTGAGTTCAAATGGTAATGGAACCAAAACTGAAGAAACCAATCAAGTATTGGGAAATGAACAAAACTCAAGATAACGTTGGCGAGATTGCAATTTATGGAGAAATTGTTTCTGATAAATGGTATGACGAAGAAGTTTCTGCCACGTCGTTTAAAGATGATTTAGATGATTTAGGCGATGTAAAGACTATTAATTTACATATTAATTCGCCTGGTGGAAGTGTATTTGAAGGAATAGCAATTCACAATATGCTGAAAATGCACAAAGCAAACGTCAATGTTTATATTGATGGTTTAGCAGCATCAATTGCAAGTGTCATTGCTATGAGTGGTGACACTATTTTTATGCCTGAAAACTCAATGCTAATGATTCATAACCCATGGACGATTGCAATGGGTAATTCAAAAGAATTACGTAAGCAAGCAGATGATTTAGACCGTATTGCTCAAATGAGTGTTAAAACTTATTTATCTAAGTCTAATGGGAAGATTGATGAAGAAACATTAGTTAAATTACTAGATGAAGAAACATGGTTATCAGCTCAAGAAGCTGTTGATTATGGCTTAGCTGATGAAGTCTTGGAATCAAACAAAGCAGTTGCTAGTTTGCCAGGCGAGTTTTTAGAACGTTATAAACACGTTCCAAATCAATTAATTAAACAATCTGCTCCAGGTAATTCAATTAACCGAGAGCGACTAATTGTCAAAGCGAAAGAAAAAATTAATTATGTAAACAATACATTAGGAGGAATTAAACTATGACAGTTACACTTTATGAAAAGAAACAAAATTTAGGTACTTTAGGCGCACAATTAAAGAAAGTTAATGAAGAAATTGCAATGAAAGCAGGAGACCCAACAGTTGCTGATAAGGATTTGATGCAATTACAAGAACAATCAGAATCTTTAGAAAAACGTTATAACATGTTAAAAGAACAAGTAGAACGCGAAGAATCTGAACAACGTTCCAAGTTCCAACAAAAAGCTGCTAAGGCACAAACTCCAATTATGACAGCAGAAGAAAAATTAATTCATGCTAAAGCTGAATTTTATCGTGGTCAAAAGTTATCTTCTGATTATAAACAAGTATTAGGAGATGACGATTCAACTACTCATGGTTCTAAGTTGTTACCAGTAACAATTGCAAATGACATCATTGCTGAACCAACTGACACTAATCCATTACGTGATGACGAATTGGTAACAGCAGTGACGAATTTGGAACGTCCACGTATTGATGTGACAATTGATGATGACTCATTTGTAAACGACCAAGAAGTAGCTAAGGAAATTGGATTAAAAGGCGATACAGTTAAGTTTGGACGTAATAAGACAAAACTTAAAGTAGCTATTTCTGAAGCAATCTTGAATGGTACTGATACAAACTTAGTAGAACATGTAAATGCTCAATTACAAGCTGGTTTGGCACGTAAAGAAAAGAAAGTGGCTTTTGCTGAAACACCAAAATCTGGTGAAGAAGAAATGAGTTTCTACTCAACTCAAAACAACATTAAGAAAGTATCTGGTTCAACTTTATTTGATGCTATTACACAAGCTGCAGGAGATATTGCAGATGAATTCCAATCTGATATTAAAGTTTATATGACACGACCAGATTACTTGAAGATGATTAAAGAATTATCTAACGGTGCAGTATCATTGTTTGGTAAGGCTCCTGAAGAAATCTTAGGTTACCCAGTTCGTTTCACTGAATTAGCTAAGAAACCAGTTGTTGGTAACTTCAAGTATGCTCAACTAAACTATGAAATTTCTTCTGCATTATACGAACAATGGAAAGACTATGACAAGGGTGTAAACAATTTCCAATTGACAGCATGGTTTGACCACAAAATCTTATTAGCTAGTGCATTCCGTATTGCTGATGTAGTGGCGTCAAAATAGATTCCCCACAGGGCCCAGGTAATGGACCAGTTGGCAGTGGCTCAATTGCTGGACCTGATAGTGGGGTTGCCCAATTTGACCCTAGCGGAGATGTAAAACCAACTGATGCTAATACAGTAACTGAAATTAAAGCATATTTAGATGCTCATAGTATCAGTTACTCATCTAGTGCTACTAAAGTTGATTTATTAAAATTAGTTGGTTAGGTGGTGTAGATAATGGACTTGGGCCGACTAAAAAGAGCAATAGCGATTGATAGTAATGTGTTTGATGATGTACTTACATTGTGTTTGAACGCTGCTGAATCTAAAGTACAAAATTCGATTGGTACTAAGTATCCAGATTTCTATGCTGATAATTATTTATATGATTTAGCAGTCATTCAATTAGCAGACCATTATTTCAAAAATCGTTCCGCTACAACTCAAAAAGGTGAAGTTTCTATTTTGTATGGTGTTAATGAAATAATCCTGCAATTAAAGCCGCTTTATCGAATTTATGCTCAAAAACAAGAAATGAGTGATGAAAATGATAGCTGAAACTGGAGATTTGACAGAAATTATTAAGATTGTACGTCCAAGAGTTCCAAAAGTTGATGAATATGGCGATGAAATAGCAACAGAAGATGAAATAATTTATCCAATGTTGTTTGCGATGTTGAGAAGCAAAAATGCTAATGATGTTGAAAAGAATTTGTCTACATTATCAACATCAGCACAATTTGTAATCAGACATAGATTTCAAAACGAGCCTAAAATCACAACTGATATGGAGTTAATCCATAACAACGAGCGTTACAAGATTAATAATTTCAACATTGACACTCAATATAAGATGTGGGACGTAATTATTTGCCAAAAATCGTTGGAATAGGTGGTGTTTTAATGAGTTTTTCAATTGATGATAATATCACTTCTGAATTGCAAAAATTAGGAAATAAAGCAAAAAGAATTAGTAACAAAGCCGTTAGAGAATCTGCTCCTATATTTGCTGAAGAACTAAAAGCACAAACACCTTATGAAAATGTTTCTGATAGATCGTGGAAAGCTCAAAGACAAATGGATAAGAAAACTGGCAAGAAAACAACTTTCAAGCATATGAAAGATGATATTCAAGTCAGTGGAGTAGACCAGTATGGACACGTCAATGTTGGGTTCGGAGAAGATACCTACTGGCGTGTCCATTTTGTCGAGTTAGGGACTGTTAATCAAAAAGCTAATCCATTTATTGAAAGAGCAATAGATTCTTCAAAGGAAGAATATGAAAGTAAAATTTCTAGTGTGATTAGGAGTGAGTTAGGCCTATGAGAATTAGCGCTATTGATGTAGGAAATATCATAAAGACTTTAGATGAATTTGATAACACAAATACGTTTATCATGCGTGAAATTCCACAAACGATTTTAGAAAGTAAGAAGTTGCCTTTTGCTCAAATTACTTTCTTAGGTAATAGCCCTTTCAATTATGCTAGTAACTTAAAACGTGGAGAATTATCTGAGAGTCAGATAGATATTTATGTAAAAGATAATAAAATAGGTGAAAAATTAACAAATTCAGTAGAAAAAGTACTAAAAAATAGCGATTTTGAAGTGTATTTTACTGATTTTAGTACAAATTATGAGTATGATTTTCAAGTTTTACATTTGCGTGTAAGACGATATCAAATAATAAAGTGAGGTATAAATTATGGCAGATAATAAATTTGCAATTGGTACGGTTGGATTCAATCGTATTTTGTTCGGTATCATGGACGACAAAGAACAAGTAACAAAAGTAGTTGCTATTGATGGTAATTCTGGTGGTGCAGTAGAACTTAAAACAAGTGGTTTTCAAGGTCAATCTAACACTGTTTATGGTTCAAACATTGCTTATTATGTATCTGATGCTGGTACAGGTACTGGTAAAGTTGAAATTACAGCTGTTGAATTGCCTAGTGATGTAGCAACAGAAGTATTAGGCGATAAGTTAGACAATGGAATTTTAGAAACTTACTCAACAGTAACACAACCATATTGTGCTGTTATTGCTGAAGCAGAAGATTTACAAGGTAAAAAGATGTGGATTGGTATTGCTAAAGCTAAGTTTGCTACTGTTGACGCTGACGACTTAAAAACATCAGAAGATAAAGGTAAAACACCTAACAATGTATCTATTTCTGGTTCTGCAATTACTAGACGTTCAGATAAATTAGTTAAAGCTAAGGGTTCTGAAACATCTGGAGCTACATTTGAAACTTTTGTAACTAAGATGTTCCCTGGATTTAAAGCTGTTGATACTATCAAGGAAAATTCAGTAACAAATCCAACTTTAGGTGATGGAGGCGATCATTAATGATTTCAATTAAACTATATGATCCAGAAACAGATAAGGTAAATTACTATGAACAACGTAAGATTAACTTTGGAAAAATTAAGAAAATTCTTGATTTTAACAAAGACATTGAAGAGAAATCAGCACGCTTACGTATTTTAGAAGATAAATTAACTAATGGTGTCGTTTTAACAAAACCAGAAGAAAAAGAATTTGTTTCTTTATCTGGAGAAAATGAAGTTGGCATGTTAGAGCCAATGATTGATATTGTAGTTGATTTATTCAACAATCCTAACGTTACTAAAGAAGCTATTTACAATGGCTTAGATTTACAAGATGGTGTTGAAACATTACGAAATATCATGAGTAGTGCGATGGGTGGAGTTAATAAAGACAACTCAAAAAAATAACATCGTCCGAAGCACTTGAAACTTTAGATGATATAACTAAGCAATTAATGGAAAATGGTATTCCATTCCAAGATATTGAAGATATGGATAGTGAAGCATTTTTTAAATATTTAGAACGTCAATCTGAAAGTAATAGTAAATTAAGTGCTGAGGAATTTTACAATCAATTTTAGAAAGGAGGAGTACATATGGCAGTAGGACGTCCTATTGGTTCGATGGTTGTTTCTTTAGGTTTAGAAGCTGCTAAATTTACTGATGGATTAAAATCAATTCAAAATCAATTTAGATTAGCTAAGTCTGAAATGCGTGCTAACATGGCTGAACTATCTTCAACTGGTACAGCTTATGAAAAAGCTAGTGCTAAAGTTGATAGTTTGACTAAAGTAATGGACGTTAATCAACGTAAAATTGAATCATTAAGAGAAACTTATCAACAACAAGTAAAAACTCAAGGCGAATATTCTAACACTGCAATGCGTACTGCTTCTAAAATTAACGATGCTATTAGAGTTCAAGAAAACTATAGACGTCAATTAAATGACGCTAAAGTTGCAATGAATGAAGCTAAAAGAGGAACTGATAGTCTTAGAACATCTTTAGAAACATTGCAGAAAACAACTACCGCTAGCATTACTGGATTACAAGCTCAAGGTAAGACTAACGAAGCTAATTTAGTTAAATATCGTAGTTTAAAAGAAGAAATTCAACAATATAATCGTATTCTTGATGATGAAAAAGCTAAGTTAAAAGAATTAACCAATGTTAAAGGTGCTGATGCTAGAGAAACCCAGGAACAAAAAGTAAAAGTTGCTGAGTTGAATTCTAAAATTCAGCAATCTCAAGCTGAATATGATAAGTTGAATAAAACTTATAAGAACGTTTCAACTTCAAGCGCAATTTTAAGAGACCATATGGACAAATTAAAGCAAAGTATGCAATCTATTGGACGTAATATGACACAATATATTACAGTCCCCGTTGTAGGAGCGTTCACTATGAGTGCCAAGTCAGCAATGGATTTTGAGTATCAATTACAAGATATTCGTAAGGAAGTTGAAGCTCAATCAGGTTCTCTTAAAGAAACAGATAAGATAATGAAAGAAATGAGTTCTGATGTTTTAAAGTGGTCTAAGCAATATGGTGTTGGAACTAAAGAAATTAACGAAGGTTTATTTACTTTAATTTCTAACGGTTATAGCGCTAGAGTTGCTTTGGGTATGATGCCTGAATTACTCAAAACAATGACAGCTAACGGAGATAAAACAGGAAAAACAATTGAACTCACATCTTCTTTGATGGAACAGTTTGGGTTAAATACAGGTTCAACAAATAGCCAAATTCGTTCTGGTAACTCTTTAATGAACCAAATGACTGAGATAACTCATAAAACAGCCTTAAATTTAGACGATTTAGGAACTATTTCAGCAAATGCTGGTGCCGCTTTGCATGGTATGCATATCAATACCGCTGATTTCTTAACAGTAGCTGGTAAATTGCGTTCGGCTGGTATCGATGCTAGTTCTGTTGGTACAGGTTTATCATCTATGCTTACAAGAATAGCTACAGGTACAGGAGCAGCAGCTGCTGATTTAAAGAAATATAATATTGCTGTATACGATAGTCACCATAATATGAGAAGCATGTTAGATATCGTTGGAGACATGAAAAAAGCTTATTCAGGTATGAATGATGAAGAACGTCAGAAGTTTTTATATGATGTTATGGGGCAAGAAAATATGAAAGTTGGTTCAACTTTGATGAATGCTCATATATCAGATTATCGTAAACTTTCAAAAGAAGTTTCCAATTCAAATGGTGTGGTTGATAAATACAACAAAACTATGAGAAATACGTCAGAGTTTTCTGTTCAAGAATTTAAATCATCATTAAATTCATTAAGCATTAGCTTAGGGCAAAAGTTATTACCTACACTTACTCCAGTAATTAAAGGATTAACATCTATGGTTAATCGTTTTGCTAAATTACCAAGCCCAGTTAAAAACTCAATTCTTATATTAACTGGATTAGCTGCAATATTAGGTCCTATGACAATCGGAATAGCTGCTTTAATTACTTCTATCGGAAAGATAAGAGATGTAATGACTGGATTATCTATAGCTAAGAAAATAAAAGATATTGCTAATTCGTTTAAGTTATTAACAATATTAAATCCTACAACTCTAGGTATAGGAGCTGTTATAGCGTTAGGTACTGCTTTTGTTTTGGCTTATCAGAAGATAAAACCTTTTAGAGAGTTCATTAACGGAATAGGTAAAGGAATAATTAAAGGGTTAAGACCAGTTATTACTATGGTTGGTACGATAGGCAATTCATTAAAAAAATTATTCAATGCTATGAAGTCTTATTTTAGTGAGAATGGATTATCGTTCTTACAGGCTTTTGCAAATGTATTTAAAGTTGTAGCTATAGCAATTGGAGCGTCAATGAGTGAAATTATCGTAACAATTAGGGTTGCTTTGAATCTGATTAAAAATGTATTCAGCACAACTTGGGGTAGCATTGAGCAAATTGTTGGCGGTGTATTTACTGCTATCGGTGGATTATTAAAAATATTCGCTGGTTTATTTACTGGAAATTGGCAACTACTTTGGAGCGGTGTTAAAGATATATTCAGTGGTATCTGGGACTCATTCAAAGGAATCGTTGGCGGTGTAATTAACGTAATCATTGGGATTGTAAACTCTGGTATTGACGGTATTAACTGGCTATTAGATAAATTTGGTGCTAAACAAGTTAAAAAACTAAGTCCAGTTAAGTGGGCTACTGGTACTACTAGATACTATCCTAATGGTTTACCAAAAACTCAATTGGCTATGGTTAATGATGGTGGTAAACGTGAAGCAATTGTATATCCTAACGGTCAAGTTGGTATGTTCAAAGGAATGAATGTAACGACAATCTTGCCTAAAGGTTCTCACGTTATCAATGGTGATGATACTGAACGTTTAGGATTAGCAAACTATCCAGATATGCACTATTACGCTAAAGGAACTATTAGCTTTGGTTCAATTTGGAATGGTATTAAGTCTGGAGCTAGCAAGTTGTGGGATGATATTTCAGACGGTGTTAAATTAGCAAAGAACATTGTAGCTCATCCTATTAAAGCTTTAGAAAGTGCTTTTTCTGGCTCATTAAAGATTGGAAAAAGCGTTCAATTTGCAATAGATACTGCTAAAGGTTTAGGTTCATTTATTATCAAGAACATCAAGAATGGTATTGTTAAGGAAATCAAAAAATGGATAGACTCTAACGAAGATGAAGGAGATTCCAATTCAACAAGTCCTAAACCAACAGGTAGTCATAAGCATTGGATGGAACAAGCTGGTATTCCTAAATCTTGGTATGAAGATTTGAACTGGATTATCAATCATGAATCTGGTTGGCGAGTAAATGCAACTAACCCTGGTTCTGGTGCTTATGGTTTAGGTCAAGCGTTACCAGGTAACAAAATGGCTAGTGCTGGTAAAGACTGGAAAACTAACGCAATTACTCAATTAAAGTGGGTTAAATCATATATCAAAGGTAGATATGGTAATGCTGCTAATGCTAAACGTTTCTGGCAAGCTCACAATTGGTACGCTAATGGTGGTTTTGTTACTCAAGAACAAATTGCTCATATTGCAGAAGGCAACAGACCAGAAGCAATTATTCCATTAACAAATCGTACTAGAGCGATGCAAATCTTAGCTCAAGTTAGAGATAAATATGGTCTATCAGCTGGAAATGTTGTTTTAAGTGGCGGTAAGCAAGATAATACAGATTTATCAAGTTTGGAAAGAAAATTTGATACTGTTATCAGTTTATTGGGACAAATAGCAGGTTTGAGTGCTGAACAGGTTAATGCTTTAAAAGCTATGAAACCTAGTCAAAATTTTGATAAAAATAAGTTCTATCAAGATATGTTCAGAGACCAAACTATTAGTAACTATATGAATATGTGAGGTGATAATTTTTGGAGAAACTTTATTTAAAAATTGGTAATCAAGATGAATTTGATATTTGTGAGAAAGTTCAAGGATTGCATTTTTTAGGCGATGATTCTACACCAGTTACTACTAATCAGTTTTTAGAAATTAGCGGTACAGACGGTAGCCAATTTCAATATGCAACCTTTGGTAAATACCAAGTTGTAGCTAATTTCTTCTTAGAATTTAAATCATGGGAAGATTACAAATTAGCTAAACACCAAATCAATCGTATTTTTTCAACTAAAAAATTAATTAGGATGAGAACTAATGTTGAAAGTGCAATTGTTAGATATGTATATCCTAATTTTCCAGAAATTAAACCCATTTCAGATGGTGCTAATAGTTCTACTTTCTCAGTTAATTTTGACAACCCTAGTGGATATCGATATTCAATTGATAGGAGCGATGAACTCTCCAAGGTTCAATATGGAATGTTTATTTTTGATAATATTGAACCTAAATATCGTTTTACTGATAAAGTCTTTAGAATTTACAACCCTAGTGATATACCAATTGACCCTTATCTTGGTAAACATGATTTAAAAATCATTAGTAAGTTTAGTGGCAGTTCTCTAAAAATCACTAATACAACTAACGGTACTAGTTGGAGCTACAATAAATCATCTAATGGAAGTGAAACTATTTTATTGGATGGAATCGTAACAACTGTTAATGGTAATCCAGCAACAGTAAACACAGATTACGGTCACATTGTATTAAATACTGGATGGAATGACATTGTTGTTAGTGGCACGAATAGCAATGATATCACATTCAGTTTTCCATTTATCTACATCTGATGTTTCAAGGAAAGATTTTAGTTCAAGGGGTTAATCGTGCTGAAAAAGAACCCTTGAATTTATTTGACCCTAAGTCTGTACAAATTCAGTGGGAAGTAAATCAGACTTGGAGCCTACAATTAACCGCATACAATGACGGAAGCTTAGCTTATCAAATGTTGGAAAGTGAAGCTTCTATTTTTTTGGATAATCAAGAATATATTATTAAACAAGTTGCTGATGACTCATCTAGTGGATTAGATAGTGTTCAAGTAACAGCCACCCACGTTTATTTTGAAGTTCAAAAAATTAGAAAATATAAGGATTACGTTGACCCGACAGACAAGGATAAGCAAACGGATGTTAAAGTTCTAAAAACTGATTCTGCTAAATCTGATGATAGCAATAATGCTAAAACAGACACAAGTGAGAAAACAGAAGGTAATACAACAACTAAAGTAACAACTAAAACCACTGATGAAACACAACAGGATAATCAAAATCAAGTAACTTATTCAATTCAAGATGTGTTAGACCATTGGTTAAAAGATAATAAGCTTGGTTTTACCTATGAAGTGATTGGTAGTTTTGAAAAGAAACAATTAGAAGAGCTAAAAGACGGAACAGGAGCTGATATGTTATCTAAGATTTCTGATGTTTGGAGTAATGCGATTATATATCCAGATAATCGAAAAATTATAGTATATTCAGCAGATAAATTCAACTTAAATCGTGGTAATAGAATAGATTACTTGAATAATGCAAGTGAGATTAAATTTAGTACTGATTCAACATCACTTACTAATATGGTCTATTGTATTGGTGGAAAATATTCTGTTGAAACCACAACAGAAACTACTACTACTACAACGACTACTACAACGAGTGGTGGTTGGGGCTGGCCTTTTCCAGATGTAGGGGAAGGTAATTTCATGCAAGTCCAAAGGTTTGGTAACGATGGCGGATATCGTCAAAACGGTTTTCATGATGGATTAGATTTTGGCTCTGTAGATCATCCGGGACGCGATATTCATGCTATTCATGGTGGAAAAGTTACAATCAAGTCCTATATGGGTGGGCTTGGTAATTACGTTGTTATTTCTGGTGGCGGATATAATGTTGTTTATCAAGAAGCATTTTCAAGTGCTAGCAATATCATAGTTAATGTAGGAGATACGGTTAAAGTTGGTGATGTAATTGGTTATCGTGACACAAATCATTTACATGTTGGAGTGACTAAGGCAGATTTCAACGTTGCTGTTGGCAAATCATTTACTAATGATGGAACTTGGTTAGATCCACTAGAATTAATTAAGAATGGTCCTAGTGATACTGACACTGAAACATCATCAGAAACTAATTCAAACTCAAATACACAAGAATACTATTATTTTGCACCTTTTATGTATCGTGATGAAGAATCTATCAAGAAATATGGTGAGCATCCAGCAGAGCCAATTGAAGATGGTAGATTTAAGGACAAAAACGCAATGATTGAGTATGTTAAAACTAAGCTACAACCAGAACCGTCATTGTCGATTGATGTGACAACAACTACTGACATCAAACCAATAGCAGGAGATGTTATTCATGTCATGGTTAAATCACAAAACATTTCAACTAATTTCACTTTGACTGGTTTCACCTGGTATCCGTATTCATATTCAGTTGATAATCCAACATCAATCACGCTGAATTCTAATGTTCAAAATATCTTAGATTATCAAAATTCAAGACAAAGACAGTTTAGTAAGGCTATGAATAATCTTAAAACTGCTACAAACAATGTTATTAATTCTGGTAATTCTAGTTTTAATGAATACGGTGGAAATCAACAGTTGCAAACATGGCTAAATGATTTTGTTGGAGGTTAGGTTATGAATATTTGGGAATGGATAGAAAAATTAACACAAGCTTTGCAGAGATTGAATAGCAGAATTATAGTAATTGAGAATGTACTTTTTGATGATAAGACAAATCCAGATACACCTAAACCACAACACATTGGTAAGATTATTGATGTGTCTGAATGGCAAGGTGTAATTGATTGGCCTAGCGTGATAGCTGATGATGTTACTTTAAGCATTATCCGAGTCCAACATGGTTCTGCTCACCAAGATTTAAAGTACATGGAGAATTTGCAACAATGTATTTCAGCTGGTGGAAAGTATGCGGTGTATGCATATTTTGCTGCTACATCTACATCAGACGCTCAACAAGAAGCTAGAGATTTTTATAATCGAACTCAAAAGGTTGTCGCAGGTAAGCAACAGCCTATTTTTTACGCAATTGATGTTGAGAGCATTGAAATGAGTGGGGACGTTACTCAGATGAGAGCTGGAGTAGAGGCTTATATGTCGCAACTCAATACTTTAGGTGTTCCAGATAATAAGATAGTTCTGTATATTGCTAATCACTTATACGACAAATTCAATCTGAATGTAGCCCGTCCTGGAGCAATCTGGATACCAAGTTACGGACAAAATGATGGAACATTGGCTAATAGTTTGAAGCCTACACATCCATATGACTTACATCAATATACAAGCAAGGGTAGCGTAAATGGTATTACTGGAAATGTAGATATGAGTGCAGAACCAAGTGAGAGATTTAAGGAGTTGATATTTAGTGCTTAGTTGGAACGGTGATATACATGAATTCTATTTTGATAACTATACGATCCACATTCAAAAGAAACTAGGAACAAAGAAATTTTAAAGCAATTTAAAGATATAAATACAAGATTGGATAGCATTGAAAAAACTGGAAAAGAAGAAGGTGGTAGTGATGGAACATCTGAACCTTGATGATATTGGCTTGACTGATAGAGTTCAGTATAACGCAGCGGTTGCTAATTTTAATCAAATTCAGCGTACTGTTAATAGCAATACTGATGAGATTAAGAGTGAATTAGATAGCAAAGCTAATTTGCATGATATTAATGATAAAATAGACGCTTTAAATGAAGATTGGAAGGCAAGGCTAAAGCGTGTAACTTTAGGTACTGATGAAGAAACGATTGAGAATATAGTGACGAAAATTTTAATTGAGAAAGGAGTAATCTAATGGCTCAAATATTGAAATATGTGATTGGTAAAGATTACAGACCTTTGACTGTTTTAGAGGCTAAGGGTGGTAATACTTTTACGCCTGACTATGATAAATCTAACTGGGTGCAAGCACGTCAGTATGAGGACAGTTTGAGACAAGTTTTTGTTGAGATTACCAACGAAGACGGTTCTGCCTATGATTTAACAGGAGCTAATGTCCTATTTGAAGGTATTTTGCCAGACAACGAACACAAGATTTTGGATAACTCTCATGCTGTATTTTATGAAGATCCAACAACTGGTAAGTTCCGTTTTGATATGCCAGCACAATCTTTTAGCGTAGCCGGGCAGTATAAACAAGCATTTTTCCGGGTGATGAAAGATTATCGTAATATTGCCACACTTGAATTTAAGTTTGAAGTACTGGCTGATATGGTTGTTACTGGCTTAGTTCCTAGAGATTATATCAGCCCGTTAGATGACTTGTTTAACACAATCAAGGAAACTGAAACTAAAAATGTAGCTGAATTGAAGAAGATTGTTGATGATAAGGTTGCGGAAATTACTAACTTGATGACTACCTTAAATCAAACTAATACAGCTACTTTGAGTGAGTTGAATAGTGCTAAAACAGCATTAGGGGCTTTAGAAGATAAGATTAAACAAGATGGGCTTTTCACTCAAGGTGAGGCAGAAGAATTTAAGAAATCAGTTTTTATAAAAATGGTAACAGCTGACAGTCTGGAGGATTTGCTTTACGGATACAAAATCACAATCGTGCACAATCAGAGAGACTATCCTAAGCCAACAGTTTTCTACTATGAGAATGCACTTGGTACTGAAGTAGGCGGCTTGGGTGCTGGGTCATTTGGTGAAACTCTAACTAAATTAGTTCCTTGTGAGGCAGAGTATACGGATAATAATTCAATCGTTGTACGTATACCACGTAATTTCTACATGGATGCTAAACCATATTACAAGTATGGAGATTGGTATTTAGGGAGTGGCAATAAAACAATTAAGATTAGTCTGGGTAATGTTGATGATAGTGCTGCTAAAGCTGGAGATGGTAAAGGCAGCAGTCATTTATAGTACAGGCTATTTTAATTATCCAACAGCTCCAAGTGATTTAAGAGCAGTTTACGTAAATGATACAGCAGAGAGATTAGAGCGGAAATAAACGCAATATCCAAGCTAAAGTCATTAGTGTAGCTAGTGGTAAGAGTACAGTTGAATTATTAGATAGCAGTAACGAATTTTCAGACAACATACAAATGAATAATTTACAAGATGATAGCTTTGCAGCCTTTAATGGCTACAGGGCTATTTATTTTAGAAAATAAAGAAAGAAGGAACAAACATGGCAATAAATTTTGAACCTATTTTTTCTGAAATGGCAAATGGACCAGAAAAAATTAAAGAGAATTTCGACAAAGTTAAAACTATTGATGATGGAGTAACAGCTTTAAACCAAAAAGATACAGCTAATTTTAAAATTGGTAAATTTATTGGCGGTGGAGCTAGTGGTAGCGTAAGCCTAAATGGTGTAGGGCAAGGAATGCATATAGTTGGTTTATGGGAACAAATGTCAGATAGTTCATGGCCAAAATCTTTACAAAATAGAAAATCATTTTGGGGATCGTTAATACAGTGCGGAGATGAGAGTGGAAATATTGCTACACAAATATTAATTTTAGCAAACCTTGGCTCTATTTATTTTAGACCTTATGTAGATCATACTTGGAAAGAATGGACCAGAATTGATGGACAAAGAGACCAATAGAGGAGGGGAACAGATGTTAATTTTTATTTACGATAAAGAAACAAAAAGATATATGTATCCAGTAAGTGATTATCCAGATAATTATGATTTACCAGCTAACGCTACAGCAGTAAAACCGGTAGATAGTAATGGTGTTGGTTTGTATGATCCAACTTGGAATGAAAGTACACATTCTTGGGATAGTTTGACGGAAAATGAATGGAAGAAGAAATACACCATTCCAGAAGTTAAACCAGCTCCAACTCAAGAAGAACAAGCTGCAGCACAACAAATGTTAGCAGTAGCCGACTTACAAGGAAAAGTTGTTACTCTAACTTCAACAGTGGATAAATTAAGTAAGTCTAATAACGAACTAAACGCAACTTTGGCACAAATTATGTTACAAAACGCAACTAATGCAAAAAATGGAGGTAAATAAAATGAGATATAGCTATGATATTGTAAAACGTTTCTATGATTTAGGATTATTCACAAAGGAAAATGTACAACTTTTTGTAAGAGTAAATTATTTTACACAAGAAGATTACTATAAGATGTTTCCAGAAGATAAGCCTGCTGAAACAACTACATCAACACAAACACCAGTAGCTCCAACAGCTTAAGATAATGACAGGGTGGGTGGGTAGGAGTAAAAATAAAAGTAGGTGAGTATATGTGCATTCATTACTAGGATATTCATGGGCGGAGATAGCGTCAATTCTGGCGGTTATTTCCGTCCTTTTTAGTGGGACATATTGGTTAATTAGGCATGGTGCCAAAGTATTAAATAATGCAATCACTGCTGGTACATATCCGTTGCGGCAGCAATCTCAAGAATTAACCAATACAATCAAACGACTTAATAAAAATTTTGAAGAAGAACATGAAAAATTACAAAGACTAGAGCAGGAAGTAGAGCAACATGATAAAGCTATCATACTTCATGAAGAAAAAATCAAACGGTTGGAGGAGAGAAAATGAAAAAAGTATTATTCGATAAAGACGGTAAGCTAAATCGTAAGACAGTAACATCATTAGTAGTATTGTTACTAGTATTGCTTCAGCAATTATGTGCAATTTTTGGACTTAAATTTACAGGAGATACGGGACAAATCATGAACCTTGTAAATACAGTTTTAACTATTGGCGGTATTTTAGGTTTAGTTGACGGAACAACAGTTGATGTTGATACAGTCAATACGATTGAACAAACAGCAAATAAAGCTTTAAAAATAGCTAAAACAAGTAATGATACTCCTAAATCTTTAGCTGAAACTATTGATAAGGATGGTAATGTAAAATAGGAGGTAGTATCGTGAAGAAAAAGAAAATATTAATTACTTTAGCAACGTGTGCAGCGTTGCTTTTTTCTGTGCAGTTAAACACTCCAAGTGTTCAAGCAGCTAGAGGAGAACATGGCGTTGATGCAGCTGTTTTCCAAGGAGCAAGCGGTAAATGGGGTTACGCCAGAGATAAATTTATGATATCTCAAATTGGTGGTACTACTACTGGTTGGAACTTATACGACCAATGGACTTATCCAACGCAAGTATCTAGCACAATCGCACAAGGTAAAAGAGCTCATACATATATCTGGTGGCAGAATGTAACTTCAAATAGTCAAGCAGATTATGTATTAAATTATTTCCTACCAAAAATTCAAACACCAAAAGGCTCAATTGTGGCTTTAGACGTTGAATCTGGTTATCAGAACACACAAGCGATTGCTCATGCTATCCAACGAATCAAAGACGCTGGATATACACCAATGGTTTATGGATACAAGAATTACTTAGTTAATAATACTGATTTGAGCTATCTATCTACCTTATGTCAATTGTGGTTAGCTGAATATCCAAATTATGCAGTGACACCAGAACCAAACTATAATTACTTTCCATCATTTCCCAATATTGGTATCTTTCAATTTACATCAACATATATTGCTGGTGGATTAGATGGGGATATTGATTTGACTGGTATTACTGATAACGGTTATAAGAATGGTAATCCAGAGAAGCCTAAGACACATACTCCAGCAGTAGATGCAGGTATCAAGGCTGATAATACACCTAAACGTGATATTACAGTAGGATATACTGTTAAGGTAAATTATTCTGCTAGTCGTTGGGCTACAGGTCAATATATACCAAGCTTTATCAAGGGTAATTCTTATAAAGTAATTCAAGTATCTGGTAATAGAGTGTTGCTAGACGGTGTTATGTCATGGATTAACAAGTCTGATGTTGAAATTCTACAAACAACAACTCCAATTCAATCTAACAATACTAGTTACTATACTGTAAGATACGGAGATACTTTAAGCGGAATTGCCTATAAATATGGAGTAAATGTATATACTCTAGCCCGTAATAATGGTATCAGTAACATTAACTGGATCTATCCAGGACAACGATTAAAGATTACAGGGAATGTATCTAATCAACGAACATATACAGTGCGTTATGGTGATACTCTATCTGGTATTGCTTATCGTTATGGTGTGAATGTGTACACACTAGCACGCAACAATGGTATCAGTAATATTAACTGGATTTATCCAGGTCAAAGATTAACTATATAAATTATTGAAGCCAGGATTAATTTCCTGGCTTTTTTATTTTGGACTTATATGCTATAATGAAATAGATTTATTTGTTTTAAAAATTCCTGCTAAACGCTCATCTATTTTTAGATGAGTTTTTATTTTGCTTCAAATCACAATATGATATAATGAATTTCAAAGGATTAAGTTCCTTGTATTTTTAATTTATTTAACATACGCTCACCTTTAAATGGTGAGTTTATTTTTTTGAAATTTAAAAAAGGAGCTAATGCAATGAATACTAGCTATGGCAACGAAGAACTATTAGAAGAAGTAAGGCAAGATATGATTGAGTTTGGTAGTGATTTACAAGTGATTGCTATTTACTCAATATTTCCAGAAGATGAAGATAAATATTACATAACTGATTATATCTGGGGCGAACCAACCCACGACAGTGACATGGATATCTATGAAGAAGAGCTTAAGCTATACGAAAAAGAGCTTGAAACAATAAAATTTACTAAACACGAAGAGATGAATATCGAAGAACTGTATACTAAGCTTCTGGAACAAGCTAAAACTATATAAAAAGTCCTAAATTATAGGACTTTTTATATATTTTATATTAACTTTGACGTTAAAGTGTGTTATAATATATTTGTTAGTTAAAGAAATTAAAAAATTGGAGGATGAAAAAATGAGTAAAAGGAGTTTGATGAAGCAAGCACATAAGCTTGCTAAGGAATTAGTTGAAAAAGTTGGCAATTACATGATTGCTTTAAAATTAGCTTTAAAGAAAATTTGGGCTATGGTTAAAGCAGGCAGAAAAAGAATGCCAGACAGTGCATTCAAAAGTGCCGTATATGAATTGACACATAAAAAGAAAGAATACAATGGACCAGATTTCTTCTGGTTAGGTAGCAAAGGTATTCCAGTTTGGTTAATGGAAAAGAACCTTGATCCAACAGAATTGTGGGGAGCTCAATTAGTTTATAGCATCGGTATTGAAAGAGAAACTGAAAAAGCAGCCTTAATTGTTTTCGAAACAGATTTCGGAAGCATAACAATGTGGGCTCCAAAGTCAGTAATTAAAGGTTTTTAAAAAAGGAGAGTTAATTATGATTTATGAAAAAATAGAAGTTAAATACTACATCAGAAAAGATAATAGAAAAATATTCTTTGATTATAAGAAAATTGCAGAACCAGGAGAAAAAGCTTGGTTAGTCGACACAATTGATAGAACTGAAAAATTTACAGCCTTTACAAACAAAGGTAAAGTAAGTAAGCCACAACGTAGCAAATATGAGGTGGTTAATGAAGAAGCTGAACGTAAATTACAAGAACGTTTAGCTTTGAAAGCTCAAACGGCAATAGACTTACCTAGAGCTATTGAGTTAGCTAAGGTAGTCGATGAAGCTTTCAAAGATAAGATGGGCGACTTGTTCTTAGAATATGATTACGTTGAAGAAGGCGAGTTTGACGATAGTAAAACACCAGGCTGGGTTACTATCAAAGTTAAAAACAGCCACTCCAACTGGTATCAAGATGTTGATAATGCACCATCGATGTATTATTACCAAGTGCCTATCGAAGTTGAAAAGGAAGCTAGAGAGCTACAAGCAATTCGCAAGAAACATCAAAATGATGATACGTTTAGTTTCTGGAAATGTGATTATTATAAACGTGAAGTTAGAGTAGCAGACCACTCTAACTATTAAGGAGGATATAAGCGATTGAAAATAAGGATATTGAAAACCCAAGTTGATAAAGAAACGGAAAGGGGTTTATGGATTAAATTGCCACGTTCAACCAAGAAATTTTGGCTGAGTAACAAATGCTACTTTCCAAATGGTGGGAGTGCGTCCATATATATAAACAAGAATTTTGATTATCTAGCCAGAAGTGGTTCTAAAGGAAAGAACCAATTTGAAATAAACGGCGAAGATATAATCGAAATTTTAGGCTGTACTCCTATAGAACATACACCTAAACGCTTAAAAGCTGAAAAAGTTTCAGCAGAAGATGACTTGTTGAGGTGATTACATGGAAATATTGGAGGTGGTAGAAGTTGAAGTACCAAACGGACTTAAGTGTTGATCAAAAATCAGCTATCAAAAAATTAGAAAAGTTAAGGGTTGGAGCGTTATTTATGGAACCTGGAACAGGTAAAACTCTAACAGCCTTGAAATTGATTGAATCATCAAAGGCTGATTGGGTTCTGTTTATGGTTCCTTTTCAAACTAAAAAAAATTTAAAAGATGAACTTGATAAATGGAGTTTTAAAATGCCTTATAGAATTGAAGGAGTTGAATCATTAAGCAACTCTGATAGGTTGTATCTGGAGTTGATGGCAGAAATAAAGAAACACAAAAGAGTGTTCATGGTAGTTGATGAGTCTCTTAAAATTAAAAATCAATCTGCTAAGAGGACTAAAAGAATAATGACTTTAGGTGGGCTAAGCTACTATAGGTTAGTCCTTAACGGTACTCCTATCAGCAGAAATGTTATGGATTTATGGACTCAAATGGAATTCTTAAGTCCTAAAATTCTTAAAATGAGCTTTAGAGAGTTTAGAGATAATTTCCTAGATTGGAAATATTATCCAGATACTCATAAAACAATAATAGGAAAACAACATAACATTGATGCACTCTATTCATTGATTGAACCTTATGTATTCGATGCAAAATTAAATCTTGAAATTTCAAAATTGAATAAAGAAGTTGAATTTCATGTACAGGATGATGAAGAGTATCAAATGATTAAACAAGAGTTTCTGTTTAATTTAAGCACAATGAAAGATATTGAATTTCTAACGTACACTCAAAAAATGCAAATGAGCTATACGTTAGATTCAGGCAAAATAAAATGCATTGATGAATTGCTTAAAGATAATCCAGAACCAACAATTTTATTTTGTAAGTATGTTAAAACACAGGATTATCTTAAGGAGCGATATCCACAGTGCAAGGTTCTAACGTATGGTAAAGGTACGTTCGGTTTAAATCTACAAGCATATAAGAACATGATATTTGTAGATAAGGCTTGGGATTATGCTCAATTGGAACAAGCCCAAAGACGAATCTATCGTATTGGGCAAGAAAAAGATGTTAAGTTTTTCTATTTAACTGGCAATGTTGGATTAGAAAAAATGATTGATAAATGCATTTCCAAGAAAATTAATATCTTGGATGAATTTAAAAAATCAAGCAAGGAGGAGTTAGCTAATGTCATCTAAAAAGTATTTAGATATTAATGTGTATGATGCTGCAATGAATAGAATTAAAGCAGCATTTGATGAATTTGATAACATTTTAGTTGCTTTTTCTGGTGGTAAAGATAGTGGAGTCATGCTAAACATGGCTTATGATTACGCTAAGGCAACTAATCAATTAGATAAACTAGGAATGTATTTTCTAGATTATGAAGCACAGTATCAGCTGACAATCGATTATGTCCAAGACGAATTTGACAGGCTATCAGATATCAAACGCTACTGGTTATGCTTACCTAACTCAGTTCCAACTGCCACATCAATGTCTACAGGCTATTGGATACCGTGGGATAAGCAAAAGAAAGATATTTGGGTTAGAGATATGCCTAATCATGATTATGTAATTAATGAAGATAACGTACCATTCGATTACACTGTAGGACGTGATGATTACACAGTCCAAGAAGATTTCACAAAATGGTTCAGCAAAAAGTACGGGACTACAGGAGTTCTAATTGGTATTAAAGCATCTGAAAGTTTAGACCGTTATCGAGCAATTAAGTCTAAACATAAAACTAATGGCTATAAGAACTATAATTATATGATTAGCAGAAACGATACAACCGTCAACGTTTATCCAATCTATGACTGGGAAACTCAAGATGTTTGGATTGCTAATGCAAAGAATACTTGGAACTATAACAAGTTGTATGACTTGTATTATCAAGCTGGTATTGGAATTGAACAGATGAGAGTAGCTAGTCCATTCTTATCTCAAGGATTAGGAACACTCAAGTATTATCAAGTTATCGAACCTAACACTTGGGCTAAAATGCTTGGTAGAGTCAATGGTGTAAACTTCAGTAGTATCTATGGTGGAACTACTGCAATGGGTTGGAAATCTATCCAACTGCCAGAAGGACATACTTGGAAATCATATCTTAAGTTTCTGTTATCTACCTTGCCAGAAGAAACAAGGAAAGACTATGAGAAAATTTTCAAGACGTCAATAGAATTTTGGGACAAACGTGGCGGTGTTTTGTCTGATGAAACAATTAAAGAATTGCGGGATATTGGTATTCCGTTAGAAGTTAAAGGTAAGACTAACTATAAAACTGACAAGAAAGCTGTACAGTTCCATGAGTATCCAGATGACGCTCCAGTTAAAGAATTTAAAACAGTTCCATCCTACAAAAGAATGTGTATCACAATCATGAAGAACGATCATACAGCTAAATATATGGGCTTTAGCAGAACTAAGGAACAACAAGAAAAGAGAAGAAAGGCGATGGAAAAATATGCAAACATCCTTTAGAAAAATAATCGCAAGAAATGAACATTCAAACGATACTTTCACATTTTCTAGCATAGAAGAAGCATGTTCAACTTTGCATATTAAAGATAACAAATTAAAAGAAGTTTTAAATGGCGAACAAAAATCAGTTAATGGCTTTACAGCTTGGTTCGCAGAAAGTGCAGTATATGGTGTTCGTGCTGTTCCAATAGAATTAATTGATGCTAATACTTACAACCCTAATCACGTAGCTCCACCAGAAATGAAGCTACTATATCAATCAATTAAGAGTGATACGTATACTATGCCAATCGTTTGCTATCAAAAAGAAAATGGCAGATATGAAATTGTTGATGGCTATCATCGCTATACAACGATGCTAAATCACAAAGATATTTATGAACGTGAACATGGAGTATTGCCAGTCTCTGTTATCGAAAAACCTATTGAAGATAGAATGGCATCAACTATTAGGCACAATAGAGCTAGGGGTAGTCACGATGTAAATTTAATGGTTAATATTGTTAAGGAACTAACTGAGTCAGGTATGAGCGATACTTGGATCATGAAAAACATTGGAATGGATGCTGATGAACTGTTAAGATTAAAACAGATTAGTGGTTTAGCTAGTTTGTTTCAAGATAAAGATTACAGTCATGCTTGGGAGTGATAAAGTGGAAAAGATTATAAAAGGTAGGAAATATAATACTGATACTGCTAAACTCATTGGTGTCGTTGGTGAACAACAAAAATTATATAGTAAACGTACAGGAGAATTCTTTCTGTATTTTGTTGATGAAAAAATAGTTCCATTGAGTTTTGACAAAGCTGAAAAAATTGTCAAAGAGAAATTAGACAAAAAAACTTATAACAATCTTTTTAATAAGAATGGAATAGAAAAAGTAACATTGCTACTTGATAGCAAAGTAGTTCAAGATGCTAGGAACAAAGCAGTAGCAAGAAATATAAGACTAAATACTTTAGTTGAAGAAGCAATACGTATTTTTTTAGATAATAAATCCATAAAAAAATAAAAACCTTTCGCCTACAGAACGTATCTGCCACTTTAACGTGGAGCGAAAGGGATTGATATCTACATGCGTATTATATGATAATATTCCTACACACGTCAATTTAGGTATCAGATAACTCCACATAGGTGGGGTTATTTTTTTGAAATTTTTTCTGATTTTATTCAAAAATCACTTTACTTTAACGTTAAAGTAATGTATTATAATAGATGTATAGGGAAGTTAAATAAATTAAAAATTGGAGGTCATCAAAATGATGGATAAAATGACAACAAAATTTGTAGGAACAATCGAGTTCCTAGATAGCAAAGGTAATGAAACAAATTTGCGAGTTTTAGCAATTCTGAACAGTATTAATGATGAAATCATTAGTGCTATTCCGATTGAAATCTTCGAAGGTGGAAACGTAACATTCCACCAAACAATTGAAAATAACGAATTTAAAGTTATCTCAATTGACGGAGATAAAATTGATGATATGATGAGTTTCATTTCATCTGTTTTATCTGAAGATGAAACTGAAAGCAGAAACGAAATTACACTTGATGATTTCGTTTCTGCTGAAGAATAAAAAATAAAACTCCACTTTTCCAGAGTGGAGTTTTTAAATTAACCATTAATGTACCAATAACATTGTAACACATAATATATGCTATAATACAGTTGTCTATATCTTAGAATGAGTCTGCCTTAATTTGCAGGCTTTTTTTATATCTTTTTATTTTTGGGTTTTGCATTTTGAAAATGCTAAACCTATTATTAAAAAATAGCCTATTTTTAACGATAGCATGTCATAAGTAAGTTGTTATTAAAAAATAAGCTTTTTTAATTTTAGATATAAAAAAAACAAGCCCTAATTACAGTAATTAGGACTCTGTTAGTTTAACTCCTACACTTAGGATTTGCTAAACTTGAGCTTTCAATAATATTATATCACAAAAAAATTTAGAACATGTCGTTTCAATGATGTTCTCTAAACTTTTTTAAAAAGCCTAAAAAATATTAGGCTTAAATATTCCAGTTTATCTCTACCTTATCGTTAAATACCTTGATACCACTAATTAATTTTCTAACAATGACTTTTTGTTTCTCATAATCTAACTTATCAATGTTTTTGGCTTCTTTAGCATTCTTGATAAAATCTTCAATCTTTTCTTTGTTTTTATTATTAATTAGGCTATTTAATCTCTTCTGCAAGTTTTCCTTTTGCTTACTCAATTCATCGTTCTTTTTGTTCAATTCATCAACGTTGATGTTATCCAACAGATACAAATCAACCATTTTATCCTGTTTCTTTTCAACCTGTTGTAATTCTGCTTTGATAGCTTTAATTTCCTTAGAAACATCTTTATTTTCTTGATTATTGATAACTTTATCCATATTTAAAGGTAGTTTCTTGATTTCACTTATAACAACACTTTCAATTTCATTTTTTTTGATGAATTTAAAGCCACAATCAAAATCATGTCGTTTGTTAGTTGAGCGTTTGCGTGGCCTTGAGCTAGGACAATTATATCTATGTAAGTGTGTTCCGTCCTTTAAATTACTTGTAGCAATCTGTAAAACAGAATTACAGTATCCACATCTCATTAAACCAGATAGCATGTATTTAGTTCTAAATGGACGTGGATTATGTAATTTAGCTTGAGTAATTTTTCTTTTTTTAAGCTCAGCTTGTACTTTTTTATAATCACTCATTGAAATAATAGGCTTGTGTAACCCTGGGTAAATCTCATTTTTGTATTTGATGTATCCAGCGTAAACAATGTTATCTAACACTTGTCTAACTGTTCGATAAGACCAGTTATTTTCTTTTCCAATGTGTCCTTCTTTATTTAGATTTTGAGTAAGTTTAATAATGCTGACTCCTGCCAAATAGTCTTTGAAGATACGTTTGACAATCTCAGCCCTAAAAGGGTCAATTTCATAAACTTCTTTATAAATCGTGTAACCAAAAGGACAATTAGACCAACCCATAGCCTTTCCAGCCTTAGCACGTCCAACACGTCCCAGTGTCATACGCTCAGTTATCTGTTCACGTTCTAGTTGAGCAAATACGGACAGAATGCCTATCATAGCCTTGCCAAACGCAGTAGATGTATCGAAGTTCTCAGATAGACTTATAAAGTCGATACCATTTTTATTGAAAACATCTTCAATTAGATATAAAGTATCCTTTTGTGAACGTGATAAACGGTCAAGTTTATAGACTAAAACAGCATCAAACATGTGATTTTTACAATCTGAAATCAATTGTTGAAGGCTAGGTCTGTTTACGTTAGATCCAGAAAACCCAGGGTCTGTGTACACTCTAGCAACTTTCCAATCTTTAATATCACAATACTTCTTGAGTTTGTCTTGTTGTTCAGATATAGAGTATCCTTCTTCTGCTTGTTCGATAGTAGATACCCTAGTATAAATTGCTACTTTCACAATTAAATCACTCCTTAAATTAAAACCCGTCGAAATCGACGGGCTTAGATTATTTCTTATCTTTTAATAGCTCAATGATTTGTTCATTTTGTCTGATTAAAATTCAATTTTGTTCTAAGATAGCAGCTAAATAAGAAGGAGTTAGAGATTGAGCAGATCCTTGTAATCCTAAACCTAATAGCATTAGTCTATTGCCTGCTATTTGATTTGTAATATCTTCAACTTGTTTATAGATATCTGGAGATAACTTGTTTAAATTTCTTTTAGCTAAATAAGCTAAAGATTTACGTTCATTCTTAGATAGCTGATTAATATCTGTTATATTGAACTTTCTCATAGCACTCATTAAATCATTGAAACTATTTTGAATATCTGATGTTGATGACTCTGAAACATCTTTAGGAGTTAGTCCAAGTGCTTCAGCATGTTTTGCACATAAAACATTACCGTCCTTAGTTTTAAATGAATTTGTCATCATTCCTAATTTTTCATTATCTATGAAACATTTTTTTGACATTTAAATTCACTCCATTCGATAGCTTATTTTTTAAGATGTTGAATTGCATAATTAGCTTCATCTGGTGTGAATTGTTCGCCGTAGTCTGAAGTTAATTGATCATAGATTGCATCTGGTGACATGTTTTGTTCTTCTTGATATTCCTTAGCTTTATGCAATGCATTTTTATTCCAATTAGCTTTAATGTTAGCCATAGCATAATTAGCAGCGTCAGAAGAAAACTTTTCTCCATAGTCAGAAGTAAGCTGATTATAAACAGCCTTTTTAGACATGTACATACTATCAGCATATTCTTGACCTTTAATCAAAGCAGAAACATATTCTCTTGGAATTTTCTTAGAGCTGTTTTCAGATGATTTAGTAGACGATTGCTTAGCTTTGATAGAACTAGCTTTTTTTTCTGATAAACTTGAAGATTTTACATCTTCTTCAATCGAAATACTTTCCTTACGTTTCGATTCTTTAATTGAAGAGCTTTCTGCTTTGCTGCTTTCAACTGCTTCTTGATGCCTAGCTTCTGGAGTATCTGTTAAAGCACCAAAACTACTTAAAGCAAATATAATAGCTAATGCATACCAACGTTTCTTTTTAGAGTTATTGTTATTCCATCTAAATATGAAATAGGCAATGGTTAACATAAGCAAAAACATCAATATTCTAACTGGTAAAATCATAACTAATTACTCCTTTATTTTATGTATTATTTTTTAAACACTCACAAACCTAGCTAGTTCTTCTGGCAGGCCATAAGATCTAACAAAATCATACTTATTAAACGACTCATTTATTTCAAAGCCACTTAATAGCAGATAGAAAGCAAATCTATTAGCTCCTGCTTCAATCTTAGGCACATCATAGCCAGAAGTAAAAGACCTATAGAATGTAGTAGAACAACTAGCGTGTTCTATAACGTGTCCTAGTTCGTGAGCTAAAACAAATTTTCTAGTATGCTCAGACAAACTATCTAAAATACCTATTGTTGTTTCCTTGTCACTTGTAACTTTCATCGCTAAAGTGCTAGGCGGTAGTAAGTCTGTATTACAGATAGCTACACCCATGCATTTTAAAATCTGTTCTGGGTCACAAGTTCCATAAAGTTCAATTAATGAATTGACGTCATCTTTTAATGCCACACAATCACCGCCTAATTCATATCTTCCTTTTTCTTAGCTTTCTTTCTATTAATAGTCATTAATAAATTCAGAGCTGATAAAGTAGCTTCCTTATCTTCGTCACTCATTGGCTCTCCATAAAAGTTTATAGAGCCTTCGTCATTCAATCCTTTCATCATTTTTTCAGCTTCAATACCTATGTCAATTTTTTCTTGTGGTGACAAGTCGTATTTATCATCAGACCTGCCAAGCAAGTAATCAGTAGACACTCTAAAATAGTCAGCTATCTTCGATAGTTTATCAGCAGAAGGAGCTTGCGTTTTTAGAGAATATAGGTAGTTTTTGCTAAAACCAAGTTCTAAGGATAATTCTTTTAGAGTAATATCTCTTTTCTTTGCAAGCTCCTGGATACGTTCAAGTATTGTCATAACAGCAATATCGTCCTTTCCAAAAAGCTAGACAAGAAAAAAGTATAAAATAATGGGATATTTTGTTGACTATCACATTATCATGGGATATACTATTTCTTGTAAGCTAAGTTGTCAGTTAATAAGCAACGATATGAGCATAATTATTTCCGCCAAGATTGATTATGAGCCTTATTTGTTGCGCTTATTAACTACGCTTTAATAGTACATTATTGTGGGCTAGTAGTCAATATTTTTTCATAAAAAGTGTTCTATTTAAAGCTTACTTCAAAACTTACTTAGTAGGGTGGGTGGGTAGGAATTAAGAAAGGAGTGATTAAAGTGCCAGAAACAAAGCCAGGTAGAGAAAAGATTATGGAGTACCTTGAAGAAAATGACATTTCAGTTACTTCATTAGCCGTTACATACGGTATCAAGAAACAAGACATGTCCGACTTTTTAACTGGGCGAAAGATAACGCCTAGAGGAAATCGAGTCATTTTAAAAATCATTTCAGATTTAAGAATTAAATAAGGAGGAATTGGAATGGACGAATTAGTAATCATGCACGACAAGCAAGTCGTTACAACAAGTTTGGCTTTGGCAGAAGTTTTTGAAAAGAAACATCAACACGTTTTACGTGATATTGATGCTTTAAAAGATGTGTCCAATTTTGGACAGATGTTTTTTGAAAGCAATGAACCAGACTCATACGGACGTAATCGAAGAATTTACTTTATGAATAGAGACGGGTTCACTTTGATAGCAATGGGATATACAGGTTCAAAAGCTATGGAGTTCAAGCTTAAGTACATTGAAGCATTTAATCAAATGGAAAAGAAAATTAAAGAAGAAACGCAATTTAGATTACCAACAAATCTAGCTGAGATGTCAACAATGTTTTATAGCGTCATGAAAGACCAAGATAGAAGATTGAAGAACAAAATGAAAAAGTTAATTTCCTAATGAATTTGTCTGGTTTAACCAGTCCTAGAAATAAGGAATTAACAAAAGCTAGAAACAAGAAAATCATTCAAGTTTGTGGTGGTAGCGAAAGTAATTCATATCAAGACAGGAGCTTACGTTCAAAACTCTACAACGAATTATTTAAATCTTATCGACATCGTTTTGATGTAAATCAATATGTTGATACTCCAATGAAGAGATTTGATGAAGCTAAAGAATATATCAACAACTGGTATCCACCATTCGAGCTTAAAGATGAAATCGAAAAAACAAATGCTCAAGGGAACTTGTTTTAAGGAGATGTTAAGTAATGGAATTCGAAAACGTAAGAGAAGCTATTAAATTCATGCTAGAACTTAGCGAAAAAGGAGCAACCATGAAAACTAACGGTGTTGACTCCACGATTGACGACTACAAGGAAATGTATAGAGAAACCTTGTATTCAATGTGTGACTTGCTTGGTATCAAGATTTGTATCTTGAAGAAGATAAGGGGCTGACTAGATGCAACCTATCCTGGCGGTTATAGTTGCTTGCCTAGTTTACATAGTTGTGTTTGTTGGTGTGAGCTGGGCTAAGGATAAATTCAATGATTGGAGTGATAAAGATGACTGAAGCTAGAGAGTTCAAAGTTATTAATTATGACAAAAATGGCAACATCATTGAAGATTTGTCAAAAGTCAAGATTGATAAAGAAATCGAAATGGCTATAAGGAGGGCTATTTGGAATGATGAGCAATAACTTGTGGTGTGTGTATGGAATTTTGTTGTTAATAGCTTATGCGGGTTGTGTAGACCTGTACAGATTATGGAAACGAAGAAAGGGAGTAGATAGTGATGGACGCAGGTAAAGGATTTGTAAATTTAAGTGCTTTAGTTGGAATTTTCTTTAGTGGATTAAGTTTTGGGATGGGTCACTTGTATATTGGCTTTGGCTTTGCGGTTTGGGTCGTTTTAGCTATAGCAGTTTTAGCATCAATTAAGGAGGAATCAAAATGATTGAATTATCAATATTGTTGATAGGTGTCCTATTGGGGTTGATGTTAGCTCCAATGCTTGATGCAATCCAAGATGGAACATTCTTCGATTGGGGCGATGAAGATGAACATGAAAGGAAGTGATTAAATTGGTGGAAATAAAAAAGTCAGTGATTGCAGTCACTGACTCAAATAAACATCAAAATGTTCTACCCAACTTTCATTATATCCTAAAAGCAATGAAAGCGATAGATAATTTTGAAGATAAATACAAATTCATCAAAGGTTTTTATTTTGCTAACAAATATGATTTTAACAAATCAGATAGAACCAAAGTAAAAGTGATGATGGATCTAACAAAAATGCAAATGAAACAACACAAGGAGAATAACAATGGCTGAATTAGATGAATTAGAGCAAGCAGAAGTTACAGAAGATAGATTTATCGTAGATAGTCCAGAGAAAGCAGATTGGGCTTTATACAAGCTAAGAGAAGTAAATAAAACGATAGATCAAAACAAGAAACTAGCAGATAAGAACCATGAACGTATTGATGAATGGTTAGATCATGAGAATTCTAAAGCTAATGATTCTAAAGAATACTTTGAAGGTCTACTACAGGAATACTTTACAAACGAAAGGGCTAAGAACCCTAAATTTAAATTCAGTAGTCCTAATGGCAAATTATCTTCAAGGAAACAACAACCTAAGTGGATTTATGAAGAGAACAAATTAGTTGATGTGTTAAAAGACACTGAGTTTGTAACAAGCGTACCTAAACTAGAAAAGAAATTATTTAAGGATGCAGCTAAAAAAGGTTTGGATGGTCTATCTGTTGTAGGAAGTAAGGTTGTAAATACTAATACTGGAGAAGTCATTAATGGTGTTCAAATTCAAGAACAACCAGACAAGATAGTAATCAAGACGGAGGATTAAGAATGACTAAAAAGGATATTGAGTTGATGAAGTTAGCTGAAAAAGTCAGCAAAGATAGTGTATGGATGTGGAGTAAGGATAAAGGAAAGGAGTGATAAGGGTTGAAATTTTATGAAAATGGTGAGATTCCTAAACAGCCATATCTGTATTTTGTATATGGAGCTGGTGGGACAGGGAAAACAAGCCTCTTAAATCAGTTTGAAGGAAAAAAGTTACTGATGTCATTTGATATGTCTACCAATGTTGTACGTGGTAGGAAAGATACAGATATTGGAATCTTGGAACAAGCAGACGGACCAATGATTCAGGAATTAGTGCAAAAAATGGTTGCAAGAGCTGTTGATAGCAAAAAATATGACGTTATCTGCTTGGATAACATGTCATCATTGCAGAATTTAGTGTTAGAGAATATTGACGGACGTTCTAAAGACGGACGACAGAATTATCAGAAGTTGCAGTTGTGGTTTAGACAGTTAGGAATGTACTTGAGAAACAGCGGTGTAACTGTACTAGCAACAGCACATCAGATTGATAATGGTGGAAATCTTGGAAACGGTAGGTTTAGCCCAGACATGAACGATAAAACGTTCAATGCCTTTACGTCAATGTTTGACTTTGTAGGCAGAATTTACAAAAAGGATGGCAGTCGGTGGATAGATTGCGACCCAGAACAAGGTAATCAAGGTAAAAACAGAATAGATGATAGAACCTTGATACATGCAGAAGATTTATTAGAAGTCAAAGAAGAAAAGAAAGTAGAGGAGAAATAAAATGAGTTTTGGATTTACAAGTGATACAAGTAAAGTTTTTGGAAAGATGGTAGAAGAAGCAGGTAGTTATAACGTAAAGATCATGGATAGTTCAGTTGCTAAGAAATCTAAAACAGGTAAAGAGATGGCTGTCTTAGATTATGAAGTTCTGGATGGTAAGTATGCTGGTGGATCAATTAAATGGCACAACATAGTGTGGGATGAAAGCTCAGAAGAAGCTACACAACTTTCGTTGAAAAGATTTAACACATTAACTGCAGCTTTAGGTTTTCCAGATGGTACTAACTTCAATATGACCTTAGAAAGATTTGTGAATGGAATTAAAGGTAAGCAATTAAATATTACAGTTGATTGGGAAGAAGGAAATAATGGCAATTATCATCTAACTGTTAAGACACAACAAGAGCTTAAAGAAAAGAGTGAACCCAATGGAGTGTTTAGACCAAGCAATGGGACTAAAAAAGCAGCTGAAACAAGCACAAATCCATTTGGAAACTCTAATCAATCAAAACAAGCAACAACGAATCCGTTTGAACAAACTACATTGGAAAATACTGATCCATTCGCAAAGAACTCGACAACAATAGATATTCCAGATAAGGACTTGCCATTTTAGAGGTGTAGCAAATGGAAAGGTCTAGAGCGTATAGATTTTTTCATAACAAAGAGGAGTGGCTGGCAATCAAGCCAGTTGAATCACTTAATTTAGATCATATAGAAACGGTTAGTGGATCTAAGGATGAATTCTATATTGATTGGGAGCTTGCAGATAGACGAAAACTTAGAGCAAAGCAGAGAAGACTATTCTTTGCACTTATTAACGACATAGTTCAATGGTCTGTTATGCCACAAGAGTACATCAAGGATATGTTCTATCTGCAGTACTCAACATATACAGGCAAAGAAATTAGTTTAGCTGATAATTCTAAGACAAGTGTTAGTGATGTAAATACACTGATAGATTTGGTAATTGATTTCATGTTTGAATGGAACGTGCCTTTTAAAGAAGGATACAAACAACTACCACGAGAAGAACAGTACTTTATCTATCAATGTTGTAGACATAGACGTTGCTTAGTGTGTGGAGATTATGCTGATATTCATCACTTGGATACAGTAGGAATGGGAATGAATCGAGATCATGTAGACCATACACAGAAGCACGTAATGCCACTGTGTAGAACACATCATGAGAATTATCATCAGCTAGGTGCTGAGAAGTTTGCAGAACTCTATCACGTACCAGTCAATGGAATAAAACTTGATGCTAAAACATTGAAAAAGCTGGGTGTTAAAGGAAACTACTAGAGCCAGTAAGCTAAGACTGCCGAAAGGGTGAGAAGCCCTTTAAGGAGTGGTAAATATGATTATTAACAATTTATCAACAATCATGGGTAGGAAAAGAATCAAGATAAAGGAACTCCATGAACGTACAGGGATATCAAGAAGCACATTAACCAAGCTTTATTACGATAAAACATCAATGATTAAGTTAGACACGATTGATACGTTATGTTTAGTGCTAGATGTTACACCAGGAGAATTGTTTGAATACAGAAAGGAGTGAGAGAAGATGGAAGAGAAGCCTAATTATTATTCTATTTTAACTGCAAATGTTAGATACGATAAAAGACTAAAAGCAAATGAGAAGTTGCTATTTAGTGAAATAACAGCTTTATCTAATAAATATGGATATTGTACTGCAACGAATAGTTATTTTTCAGAATTATATGAGGTGTCTAAAAAATCTATTTCAACTTGGATTAATAATTTAAAAAAGTATGGGTATTTAGAAATTAAAATTTATTATAAAGAAAATTCAAAAGAGATAAATAAAAGAAAGATATACCCTATCACAAACCCTATTGAAGTAAATGTTAGTACCTATGGAAGAAAAATTACAGAGGGTATAGAAGAAAAGTTCCATACCCCTATAGAAGAAAAGGTTAAAGAGAATATTACAAGTATTAATAATATAAATATATCAGATAAGGATAATAGTGAATCAAATAATAAAAATAGATTTAACTATTCTAAATTTATTAATTCAATAAATGAAGCAGCTAATACTAATTTTAGGAATTCATCCAATAATAGAAAATTAATACATGCAAGATTAGCAGATGGATATACAGAAGAAGAACTAATTAAAGTAATTAATTTTAAAGCTAACCAGTGGAAAGATAATGAGAAGATGAAGAAGTATATAGTACTCACAACATTATTAAGACCAAGTAATTTTGATAAATATATACAGGAAGTAGAAAGTACCCCTGAACCACAAAAAAAGAAGAGTAACACCAGTTCCGCCCGCCGCCCAGAGCGAACAGAAGAAGAGGAACGATTGTATCAACTTAGGTTATATGCATCTGAACATCCAGAAATATATGAAAGTGATACTGAAGGAAATAGAGCTATAAGAGAGGAGTTAGAAAGACTTGAATGAAATAGAGTTAAGGGTGGTGGAAGCCCTACTGAATAAACCTGATTTAGCAGATAGTACATTCATTAACTATGAGTGGTTTGAAGATATCAGATTAAGAAACATTGTAGAAGCTATTCAAAAATTAGAAGTTCAAGAGCGTACTCTGTTTAATATCTATTCTGAGGTGACTAATGACGGAAGTATTGAATATAAGCATTTAGTAGATTTGCAAGGTCAATTTGTAACGGATGCTAACTTTGACAATGACGTTAAGTCATTACACAAGATGTATGCTCAACGTAATTTAGAACTTAGTATGGATGTTTACAAGCAATCACCAAGGAAACAGGAATTAGCTAATCTATCAGAAGCAATCTCTGAGTTATCCAAAATTGATGAAGAAGACGATAACGGAGAACTTGAAGGAGCAATTGAAGAACTTCAGGAAAGATTAGCAACTAATCAACCAGCAGGGATCAAAAGTTTTAAAAGGCTAGATGATTTATTAGCTGGTGGTCTGTATGGGTCTATGCTTTTTACAATTGGTGCTAGACCTGCAGTAGGTAAGACGGCTTATGCAGTCAATCTAGCATATCAAATTATGATGAATGATCCAGAAGTTCAAGTTGATTTCTTTACCCTTGAAATGAACAAAAGAGAGATGTTGAATCGCTTTATTTCAAGGAGTGCAAATGTCGATAGCCAAAAATTAAAGAATCCAGCAAACAATTTAGATCTAGCTTTTACCTCTATGATAACAAACGGAATAGACTGGGTAAAAAATCATAAGTTGAGAATATATGATAGGATCCTCAATCTTGGTGGAATTCTTAGCGTGATTAGAAAGAATGCATCTAAAGCTAAACCTAATAAGTATGTAGCAATCATTGATTATATAGGGTTGGTAAAGGTTAATAATCGTCAAGATCGTTGGCTACAAGTAGGTCAGATAACACGAGAATTAAAAATAATTGCTAACGAATTTAATGTGCCAGTTATAGCATTATCACAATTAAATCGAGAATCTGAGAAACGCAAGGAATTATTATTATCTGATTTACGAGAATCAGGAAGCATTGAACAAGATAGTAATGTGGTTGCTTTTTTATACAGACCTGATGAAGAAAATAAGTCAATAGTAAGGCTATCAGTCAAGAAAAATCGTGAAGGTCAACTTGGAGATATAGATTATTATTTTGACGGAAAGTATATGTTCTTTAAAGAGGACAGTGAAACTATATGAGTTATATGGACTATAACGAATTTCAAGCAATCATGCTTGAAAATAGTTATCAACGATCAAAAGCAGTTGAAGTTTATTTAAATAAAGCGTCCTACTATACGAGATTAATAAAGAGAATAGTAGAAAATACATCAGATAAACAACCAATTGTAAAAGCAAAAATAGAAAAATTTATCAAGATGTATAACGACAAAAGAATTGAAGCAGTATGGGATGCAATTTCAGTAGCTGAACTAGAGAAGTTGCAAGGTTGGAAATTCATTGAAGATGGTGAAGAGTTTATCTTACAACTACAGATTAAATATCAAGGGAAATTGAAAGAAGCTACTGAATTTGAAAAGAAACAAGTAGAGTTAGCAACTCTTTATGAACAGGCTCATAAGAAACAGTTAGTTAAGGAGAATTAGAAATGAGTTTAAATTTTTATAGTGAGATCGATAGTTTACAAGTAACAAACAAAGATGAAGTAGTTATCAAGATAAAGACATCAGGTTCTAATTTGGATAAACAAATTGATGAGTTAAGAACGTTAAAAAATGATGGTGCAGTACGTATCATGATTGAATCTGCAATTGTACATTATACGGTTCAAAAAGATATTGAAACTGGAGAAGATGTAACTACTTATGAAAAAGATTCAAATGGTGCTTGGCAAAGTAAACCTAATGGACAATCAGCGTTGAATTTAGGCTTGGATCAAGTAATTAATCAAGATGAAGATATTACAGCAGATATAGTTGATAAATTCTTAATTCAAGAAAAATATGAGAATGAATCAGGTTTCAATGTACGACAAGCGTTATTAAAAATCAGTGATGGTTTTACATTTGATGATATTGCTAAAGATATGAAATTAAAAAACACAACTGAACTAGTTAAGAAATTAAATGAAGCACGTATGCAATATGCACCAATGGCTAGAGCATGGTTTGAAGAATCAAACAAGCAAAGAAAGGCAGAGTAATATGGGAATTAATATCAAATTAGATGAAAAATATTATATTACTGATAATAGTTATAACACGGCTATTTTAGCTAAAAAATTAGGAGTTAATAAAAACGGTAAACAAGCAGAAAAGAGACGTTATTTTCCTGACTTTGGAAGAGCAATTGTAGCATGGGCTAGAGAAACTGGGAAAAGCGGAGAGAACGTTACAAGTTTTCAAAAAGCTGCTGAAATTTTTGATAAGAAAATAGAAGAAGCAAAGACTGCTATCAATGAATCGTGCAGTATTTCTTACGAAAAAGGCAAGAAAGATGAAAAAGAAGAAATTATCCAAAAGTTTGAAGAAAAGCATCACGTTAGAGGAGCGTCAAAATGAACCATACAGCAAAAAAAGTAACGGTTGGTAGTTTTACTTTTGATAGTCAAAAAGAAGCTAAATTCTATGAAAATTTTATCCAGAATAGCGGGTATAAATACGAAATTCATCCTAGTTACGTAATTAAAGATAAAGTAGCTATGGGTGGGGTTAATTTAACTAGGATTAGTTATGCTCCAGATTTTGTAATTTTCGATAGAAAAGGAAAAATCAAGCATGTATATGATGTTAAACCTAGCATTAATACACAATTTGGAGCTGATACTGCTGCTAAGCTGAGATTTAATTTGTTTGCTAGAAAGTATGGTATGCCTGTTGAAGTAGTAGTGCCACGAGCTAACGACTTTAAGATGAAAATTTATGGTTTGACTAAAAACGTCAACACAAGGCACGAGCGAACTAATCGTAAAGGTAAGCAGATAGTTGAGTTCTATGACGTGATGCAAAGCGTTGACTATGATGTAACAGACTTTATAGGAATTTAAAGGAGATCTAAAAATGGAAATTGAATATAAAAATGCAAGTTATAAAAATAAAGGAAGTATCTATAAAGTTGGAAATACAATTGAATATAGAGGAGACATTTACTTAGTGTGTGAAACTCCTTTAGTGCTTGGCGAAAGAAATTATTTCCTTGTCTCTTTAAAAACGTTCAAAGTATCATCATCGATGTTTAAAACATTAGAGAAGCTGGAAGAAAATGTAGGAAGCGCGTCAGATAGATTAGTCAAAGCTAAGCTAATTGTTGATTATAAGCTAGATGGAGATGAATAAAGTGAAGATACTGAGTAAATTATTAACTCTACTACTGGTTATTACAATTTTTGCAAATACCATAACGTTTGTTTTAGGAATCTTTTATTTCTTTGATTTTGAAACATTTGGTATGTGGCTTATGGAGCTAGTTGTGATTTTCATTCTAATCTATGCTAAAGCAAATGTTGATTGTTATGTCGATCAGTACGAATCACAAGATAACAGAAAAAGAAGAAGTAGAAAATAGTAATTAACAGATATTACCACATTTTAGTGGTAATTATGCGGGCATAAGTCAATGGCAGACAGTCAGATTCCCCAATCTGAAAGTGCGGGTTCGAGTCCCGTTATCCGCTTAATAATCGATTATTAAAATTTAAATTAGGAGTTGATTGAATGGTAAGAAACAAAATGTCTGATTTGAACAACATATTGTTTGAACAGTTAGAACGACTGAATGACGATAGCTTGGATTTAGACCAAGAACTAAAACGAGCTAAAGCAATAAGTACAGTGTCAGACAAACTCATTCAGAGTGCTGATTTGCAATTTAGAGTTATGCAACTAAGAGCAGATATGACAGGAGAAGTTGATACTCCTGAGATGTTGGAGGCTAAAGATGTCAAGAAAATTGAGTCCAAAGATAATTAATTGGTTAAAAGTTAATGTTCCTGGCAAGCCTTGGGCAGAAGTGTTTGAATTGTTTCAACAAGAATTTCCAGAATTTGAATGGAATTTAGACGCTATGAGAAGGACATGTTATAGATATGGAATCCATAACGGTATTAATGCTCAATTCAAAAAAGGCAATGAAGCTTGGAACAAGGGAATGAAAGGTTTAAAATTTCCTGGTTCTGAAAAAGGTTGGTTCAAAAAGGAACAAAAATCACTTAATGAAAAACCGTTAGGCAGTGAATATAAATGCGATGGCTACACAATGGTTAAAGTCAAAACAACAGGAACACGATATGAAAGATGGAAATTAAAACATGTATTAATTTGGGAAAAATATAACGGTCCAGTTCCTAAAGATAGTGTAGTTACATTTTTAGATGGAAATAGAGACAATTTTGATATTAACAACCTGGCTTGTATTAGAAAAGGAGTAAACAGTGTTTTGAACACTAAGAAATTACGCTCACAAAACAAAGAAATTTTTGAAACCAGAGTAGCCCAAATTGAGTTGGATCAAAAGATAAAAAAGATAACTAAGAATTTAGGAAGTGATTAATTTTGGGAAGAAGAAAGAAAATATTATTCACTGATTATTTCATAAACTTAGTAGACACGTATAAATTGAATCAAGTAGGAGAAAGAACATATAACAAATATTGTTTAACTCACAGACACTTGAAGAAAATTTGCCCTGATTTGTATTTACAAGATATGAATGCAAATGACTATCAACAAATCTTAAATGAGTTTGGCAAAAATCATGAAAAAGCTACTATAACAGATTTCCACCGTCAATTAGCTTGGGCTTTAAAACGTGCTTATAACGTAGATGGGCTAACTGATAGAGATGTTACTTATGATGCTCAAATTCCTAAAGGTGTAGTAACCAATAAGAAGAAACCTAAATTCATGGAACTTAATGACATGAAAAAATTGGTAGTTACTTTGAAATACCTTAATTCATCTTATGCGAATTTCTTTTTGATTTTATTAAAAACAGGGTTAAGATTTGCTGAATTGCTAGGAATAACATTAGAAGATATCGATTTTGAGAAGAAAACAATATCTATTAACAAGACTTTGGATTATAAGAAAGGCGCTTATGATGAAAATTTTTCAAGAAGATTTAAAAGCACTAAAAATAAATATTCGATTAGAACAATTCCAGTAGATGATGCCGTTATATACATGTTTTGGAGAAATGCTAAAGGTGCTGATAGAGATGAAAGTATTTTTGGGTCAATTAAAGGATTCCAATACAATTCATCACTTAATAACAAACTTGAACAAACTTGTAAATACGCAGGAGTTCCAGTTATAACTTTGCATGGATTAAGACATGAACATGCAACTTATTTAGTTAGTCAAGGTATTGATAGTAGAGCTGTTGCTGAAAGATTAGGACACGTTGACGATTCAGTAACTAGAGAAGTTTATATTCATAGACTGGAAACGGAAAGAGTTAGAGATAATCAACAAATTATGAGGAGTGTTTCTAAAATATGACAAAATTTAGAGAACCAATAAAAGGTAAAGATCCAGATTTCAAAATTATGCCTTCAAGAACGGAAAATTTTTGGATAGATAGATTTGAACAAATAAAATCAATAAATCCTAATTTTGAAATGACTACTGACGATGAAAACATGAGTAAATCATCAATAATCAATTTGAAGTGTAAGGCCTGTGGTTTTTCTGAGAATCTAAGATTGCAATCTTTATGGATAAATAAAGATAGACAATGTAAAGGATGCAAGATACAAAGTGACAGGCTAAAATTTAAGGAAATTCAAGCAAATAACCCTAATTTTGAAATGACTGCTGATGATTACGTTTTAGAAAATTCAACAAAAATCAACATAAAATGTAAGACTTGTGGCAATACGAATCAAATAAAATTCATTTCATTGTTATTAACTCCAAATAGGAAATGTATTTATTGTGAAAAAAGCTAATAGTTTAAGGGGGTATTGATAATTGCAAAAAGTAAAAACATTTACTAAAGATGATTTACTGATTGATTACTTTGATAATTGGATAGATTTGTATAAGCGTGGTTCGGTTAGAAAAGTAACTTTAGAAAAGTATTTGAATAACGCAAAATGGCTTAATAAGAATAGCATCTAATATCAAACTGCAAGATATTAACAGAAGTACTTATCAACGTATTTTGAATGCTTATGCAGAGTATCACGAAAAACAAACAGTAGTTGATTTTCATCATCAAATCAAAGGAATGATTTTAGACGCTGTTGATGAAGATTTAATTGAACGTGATCCAACTAGAAAAGTAGTGTTCAAGGGTAAACAACCTAGAAAGAAGAAACAAAAATATTTAGACCAATATCAAGTTCATAATCTGCTAGAAGATTTAGATTTAGACCACGGTATCAACTGGGACTGGTTAATTCTACTAATTGCTAAAACTGGATTAAGATTTTCAGAAGCATTAGGACTTACTCCTGCTGATTTTGATTTTATGAAATCTACTTTAACAGTTAATAAAACATGGAACTATAAAGAAGATGGTGGATTTCAACCAACAAAAAATAAAAGTTCCATGCGAACAATTCCAATTGATTATCAAACGGCTATGAGATTTCAAGCGATTATAAATGATATACCAAAAGACAAACCTATTTTTGTTAATGGTCCAGTATGCAATTCAACACCTAATCATCGCTTAGCAAGACATTGTAAGAAACTAGGTATTCCAGTGATTTCAATTCATGGTTTGAGACATACTCATGCGAGTTTGTTACTAAGTACAGGAGTTTCAGTCCCAAGTATTTCTAAACGCTTAGGACATGCAAGCATAGCAACAACACAAAAGGTTTACTTGCATTTAATCAGTGAATTAGAAAATCAAGATAACGATCAAATCATGAGATACCTATCATCACTTAATTAAGGAGAATAAATTAAATGAAATTTGATGTAAAAACAGTTAATAAATTATTGGGTGTAGATGACGCTTTTAAAGCTCCAACAAGAATGATGGAACTAATGCTAGATGACAAAAAGCGTGAAGAAACATTTAAGAAATTTTTAGAGATTGAAACTGATATGAGTTATGAATGGTTTCAAGAATATTTTGGCGATGAACAAGCTGAAAGAAAATCAAAGAAACAAGATTTTACACCTACTTCAATTTCTAATCTAGTTGCTAAATTAGTTGGAAAAGATAATAGTACTTATTACGAGCCTGCGGCAGGAACTGGTTCAATGCTTATTGCTAAATGGTGGAATGATAGATTAAAGAATCCTTTATACAAACGTCCAGAAACTGATAATCCACTAATTAAGTTCTTAACATCTCCAACCTTTACTTATGATCCACGAGCATATTGGTATCAAGCAGAAGAATTATCAGATAGAGCAATTCCGTTCTTAATCTTTAACATGGCAATTCGTGGAATGAATGGTTCAATAACTCAATGTGATTGCTTATCAAGGAAAGCTACTAGAGCATTCTTTATCAGAAATGATACAGATAATTATTTAGGCTTTTCAGAAGTAATTGAGTTGCCTAAAAATCAAGAAGTAGCTGATTTATTAGGAGTTCACTGGGAGGAATAAAGATGGCAAGTATTGATGAAATAATTGGATATTATCAAGAAACAGGAAATTTCATGAAAACAGCAGCTAAATTCAAGATGAATAAACGTATCTTACATTTAACTTTAACTAAGGCTAGAGTATTAAAAATTAATGACAAAATCGATTATGGTTCAACAAATATTAGATTTGGTGGATTGGCTGAAAAGAAGTTCAATGAAATATTTCCAGAAGCAATTTCAACAAATGATTACTGGGTTAGAAATCACCCAGACTATGACTTTGACCTAAAGAAACTAAGGATAGACGTTAAGTATTCTAGTATTCATATTAGAAAAACAGGCAATGAAGAATGGTGCGCTCATGGAAATAGAACTAAACATAAACAAGAAAATCCAGTTGATTTCTTCGTTGTATTCTTAGAACGAGAAAAGGGTAGTAAGTTAGATAATCCATATATTTTAGCAATTCCTGGTGGTATGGCTAAAAGTGAAATTCATATTTCAAAAAGTGGTATGTTTTTTAATGAATTCAGAATGAAAGATGAATCTGAATTAAGAGAATATTTATTAGCTTATGCAGACTTAGTGTAATTTATCGGTGCAAAAACAGTAAAAATTACACTGATAGCTTATAAATTGTACTGAAACAAGGAGAATGTAAGATGAATAAAAATATTAAGAATATGTGTAAAGAACTAAAGCGTGAATTTCGATCTGAATATGGAATGGGCAACAATTTATTCATTGACGCTGTTGATCTTACAGATTGTTATAATGATGACGATAATTTTGATGAAACAATGTTAGATAAGTTAAAAATTTACTACCTAGATAACACTATAGTTATCAAACGGTATGACTGTGGCGGAGATAACTGGGAAATTGAAGATGAAGATCACTTGAGATTTATTGATTTTGAAAAAATTGGAAAAATCCTAAGCATAGTTATGAAACATTTAGGCAGAATCGAGTTAATTTGATTTGCAACGATTATATAAATCAAGTCAAAAGGAGAAAAGACAATGAATGAAAATATTGAAGCAATGTTAGAAGAATTAAGAAAAGAGTTTCCAAAAAAAGTATATCAAGAATTAGATTTGATAATTTATGACCGCCACAAAAATAATTATTTTTTAGATGATGAATTTCAAGAAAAAAAGTTTAGAAATTTGTTTATAAATTACAAAACGAGCATGGTAGAGATTAGTAGCGATAAATACAATGTATTTGATATTCATACAAGCATACTCATCGAGCAAGAAGAGTTAGCAGTTATCGGAAAAGTTATAAGTATAGCAGTTAAACACTTGAGCAAGATTGAATTTGAAGAATTATACTAGTTCGATGTATGAAAATAGTCTGTTAAAGGAGTGCAAAAAAATGAAATTAATTGAAGAAGTCGAAGAACTTAAAGAATACAAAGAAGATAAAGATTTACCAATTGCAGAATTGGCAAGAAGGATTGAAGCTGATGATACAACAGTTGGTAGATGGCTAAAAGGTGGAGCTACACCTAGCGACTATTCTTTGCTCAAAGTACGAAAATTTTTAGATAGCGTCAAAGGCTGGGAAAGTTCGAAAACACCAGAACCATTTAAAGATAAAACAACTAGAGAGCACAAGCAAACAAAAAGAGATATTAATTATCTAAAGCAACGTATTGCGGCTTTAAATGATATTGAAGATTTGGATGAATTAGTGAATGAATTGTACATTACGGCACAGCTTGGGAAAGTTGTGTGTGATGTTCACAACAGACCATTTTAAAAGTATAACCAAAGGAGAAATTAACATGGATTATCAAAAGAAAGTAGACATGAAAGAAGTTAAAGAAATACAGAAACAAACAACTGAGATAGCTAAAATCTTGAAAAAAGAAGGCTATGAAGCGGGAGTGATAGCTTTGGGCAAAAATACAGGGGTCGCAACTAGTGTTTTTGGAAGTAGAAAAGATGTGTTATTTACTGTATACACTATTTTGGAAAATTTGAAAGAAGAAGACAAACTAATACTTTTATCTATGATTTCAGGCATCAAATTAGGAGATGAGTAAATGAAAACTAATCTTAAAAATAATAGTCGTAAAGATATGTACCAAATAGGCAGCACAATCAAAAATTGTACCGGTGCTTTATGGCTCATAGCAGATAATGCAGACGGTGGATATTCAGTTGTTAATTTAAGTACTGATCAAATTTTTGGAACTTATGATACGCTCGAAAGCTTAATTCGAGATGTAGGAGACGAAAGCGATACTTTGGTTAATGTAGAAATAAATGAAATTTAGGAAGGTAAAAAAAGATGGAGATTAATTATGAAAGCAACAGCACTAAGCAAACACATCAAGTTGGCAATGTTATTAGGAGTAGTAGTGATTTTTTATATCTTATAGCAAATAACGAAAAGGGAGAACTTTTTGCAGTTAACCTAAGCACTAACCGTATATTTGGAGCTTATAAGACAATGGATGACCTATTTCATAATATTGGAGACTATGATGATGTTTTAGTTCACGCAGAAATAAACGTATTTTAGAAGGAATCACAATGCTACATGAAGGCAATGTTGAGAAAGTGATCGTTTATCTAAATGACGGAGATACATTTACTTTTACTGAAATATCAAGTGTTAGTGAACATACTAGCGAACGTGGAGCATTGGCGCTTGAAATCAATTATTTAGCAGATAATGAAACAAAAGCTTTATCTAAAACTATCTTCGTACTAACAAACAATAATGTAGTTCACTATACGATAATTTATAAGAAAAACGTCTGACCTTAGTAAGTCGTTAAACTACTAAACGTTTGAACGGTATACATTCACACAATGCCGTGTAACAAATCAGGATCTCAAACAAACGTTAGGCTTGGAACTTGTCAAAGGGTTTCAAGTCATAGGCAATAAAGATGCAAGGAAGCTACACAAAACAAAATTTATTAAAAAGGTAGGTGTAATTTTCCCTTTTCCATTATTTCATACCGTAGCAACTAAGCAAATTTATTGCCAAAAAATTAGGGTTTATAAAACCTACTTAATCTTTTAAATACAACTTAGTTACAGACAAATTAAACAGAGAGGAGCAAAACCTCCGTGCATTATATTCTTCGTAAGTCTGTAACTATCCACCTTGTATCCGCAAGATTTGAGCCGGTCGCACGTTTTGAGGGCGTGGTAAGGCTTTATACCTGGTATAGAAAATAAAACGTTAGGAGCGAAATCATGGCTAAAAAATACAGGATAGAATTTACTGATGATGATATGGATAACATAAAATTGTATATCGACGGAGAAGAGAAACTAATCAATTTTCTAAAGTTAACGTATCATACTGATGAATCTTATAAAAAAGGCACAAAGAAAGTAGTACTTAGATATTTAGAACCTAATACTTATAAAACAAAATTTGATGTTTTAGGAAATAAACTTGGTTTATTGGATATAGTGCCAAGCGATTTTGATTAAGGGAGTGACGCTAATGACTAGTTATTATGTTATCGGAACAGAAATTGAAGGCAGAATTTTATTAAAAAGGGACAATGGTTACATCACTACATACGACGATTTATCAAACGCTCAAGCTAAGGCTAAAAAAGGGCCTGGTTGGTCGGCTTATTCGTTAGAAAAGGTTGAAGTAGACAATAAAGAAGATGAGAAAGTGGAGAAAAAGGACGAGAAAACCATTAAAATCGAAGGTGTTATCAAAGACTTGTTTGAGAACTACAAGAACATGATGATACACATTGAAGATAACGACAAGGCAGGGCTTGAAAGTGGCTTAGGCTACTACCGTAGGTTTATAAATAGATTAAATGAAATAAATAAAGGCAGAAGATAACATCTAGGAGGCGTTAGAGATGGAGCATCAAAAGTTAAAGTTATCGGATTTGATGCCTTACATGCATTTGATGATCAAGGGACACGAGATCTAAAGAGCGTTGAGAAAGAGTGTAAATATATGATTGATGAAATGATCGAAGTAATGGAGGATTGATTAGATGAAATTATATTTAGTTGAATATTTTATTAATAACAAACTGCATAACATGATTGTTAGAGCTAAAAATCATAATGCAGCTGAAACACAAGTTAAAGTGTTTGTAATAGCTAACATTCATGATGATAATTTTTAGGGGGGAAAGCAATGAAAGAAGAAATCGTTGGTGGAATAATCACATTGGGAATAGTTTTTATAATTTCAAGCCATTTAACATATATGTTTGAATTTAATGATAATAAGATTGATTTTTTGGATCTAATAATTAGCACAGGAGTTGTTACTGCGTTAATTATCATCTGTATGACAATACTAATGCTTTTGGCTTAGGAGATGTAAGTATGGATGATATGAAAGGCGAAATATTATTTAAAGATGGTTTGAAAGTTCATTTTAAATGTTACAGAGGACAACGAATAAATACCATTAAATATTTTGATGAAAATAATGAAGAAGTACCATATAACAAAATATGGGGTAGACGATATGAATACTGTAAATTAACAAACATTGACGGTACTCTGTTTTATCAAAATAATGTTATTGCACGTTCAGAGTAAGTTTGATGATGAAACTAATTAAATCTAAAAATCGAGTTCATCAAAATTAACAAAGTATACAAACTTAAAATTGAGAAGGTATGAATATGATAAACAAAACTGATTTTTACAAATATAAAGGTAAGGTATTTTTTAACGTTGAAGATCCTTTTGGTTACAAACATAGAGAAGTTGAAGTATTAGCTATCTATGAAAACACTGCAGCTGTTCGTGATACTAAAACAAATATGACTTGGGTAGTTCGTAAAAATGAACTAGGACTTAAAGAAACAAATAAATCAAAGAAATTTGAGCATTTTGGCTACCGAAAAACCAAGCGTCAATGGAAAGGTAAACAAGAACAATTAATTGATACAATTAGAAGTTTATAAGGAGTGATATTAATGTACCAATCAAGACCTATTACAGTGGTTGTTAATGAAAATATCAACTACATTTTAAACAGAGAGAAACTAACCAAAGAATCACTGTATAAAGAAGTAGGGCAGCAAAAGATTGTTTATGATCCAGCTGCAAGCATCAGCATTAAGAAATTGGAAGAGATAGCCAAGTTTTTGGGTACCAATCTTCCAGACCTAGTAACTGACTGGAAAGATGGTTCTTATCCAGATGAACATGAATAATATGATAATGGATATAAAGCAGGGTATGAAGATTGCAAAAAGGGTAAAAGGTTTAATCCTAAAGGGTAGATGGTTTTATGAAAAAAAGAATTGTGTATAAAGGCAAGGACTACTTGTATGTTGAGACAAGTTACGGTGGATTGATAGATAGAGTTAAAACCTATGTATCGATTGAGTACACGTTAGATTTTGATGGAAAGTACACCTATGAGATCTTACTGAGAAAGAAGATAACGCTGCTTACTAAGTTGCTTATAGTGCTATGTGTGATAGTAGGTAGTTTGCTTGTTGCTTTAGCTAAGCTAGTGTTCCTTATGCTAAGCTTCAAATTTGAGCAAATAGTCGATTTTAGAAAGTACAAAGAAACAGTTATAGGTCTGTACTATGCTTTGATAAATTCTTTAGCAACAGAAGATATTGAAGCAACATATACAACATATAAGCGTGTATCTTCGCTTGATGAGTTAGTAGACCTTGTAAAGTCTGCTGACAGATTTGATAAGAGAAAAATAAAAGTTTAAGTATATAAGGAATGGTTAAGATGATGAAACTAGGGACGGCAGTAACTATTTTGGATAAAGTATATAAACCATTAGACCAATGGGGCAATTCCGAAAAAATTCCTAATGAATTATTGGAAAACAAAACGATACAAGAAGCTTGGGATGTGGTAGAAAAGTCAAGAAAAAAGTGTGTTAGAGTTCGTCGTAAAGCTAGACGTACATATCGTTCTAGTGCTTTCGAGAAACTAGAGCCAAGAAAAAATGAAATTGCAGAAGATATCAAACATGGTTTGACACTTAAAGAAATGAACGAAAAATATGGTGTATCAAATATCTATCTACATTTTGAAAGATTAGGGATAAGAACACTATACAGAAGAGAATTGTTTATTCAAAGGGCAATCTATGCTTGCAAGAATGATAGAGTTATAGTCTTTGATAACATCAAGGATGTGTATAAACATTTTCATGTTGGTAAGAACAATTTTATGCTTAAGTGCCTTGACGGAGATGAAGAACTTAATGGATATAGTTTCTTTAGATACAGAGAATTTATAGAATTTTATTCAGAACATGAAGAATTTTTTGAACAACTTTTTTGGGAAAGAAATTTGTAAAAATCATGTTTAATGCAAGGACTAATGATACTATATAGTTACCGAAGTTAATACTTATTGTGCATACTTATTAAGTAAGTTTTTTTAGTTGTTTGAATTAAACGACTCCTTTTTAAAGTTTAATAAATAAAGACACGTTAGCAGGAGTTCATAAGGGATGTAGGGGTTCAAATCTCCACTTCTGCATTGTGGTTAGTCCTAGACTTGCTACAAAATAAAAAATAAATTCTGTACTACATTAGTGGTTTTTTGTTAGTATAGATTAACCTTTTTTGACTTAATTGATGATAGTTCAAAACGTCCTTGGGAATCATGATAGGTTTCAATGATTTTCTCTTATTAACTCAATAAACATTTTTATTTCTCATTTGCAGGAATGTTCACGCTCCAGTTTAAATACTGGAGTTTTTTTGTTATCCAGGCTTTGTTGTATTATAAATAATAAAAGGTCTATGTGATATAATAGTAATGTAAATCGATAAAGAAGAACCTGATACTCTTAGCTCAAATGCTAAGGGTGTTTGTATATATAGAACATAAAAAAGTAGGTGTGTGAATGGATAACGATAAGTTTGTAGAATTATGTAAAGAGAAAGTAGTTGATTATACTAACACGTTTTTGAACTTAAATAGTATCAGTCATCCAGTTAATATCAGTACAAGCGATGTGTATGTTGTGTGGCTCAACAGAACATTGAAAAACAACAAAGCGTTATTGTCCACTACAGTTTCTGATGGTATGTATTATGAAGCGACGTACAACGGAGATAAGAACGAAATATATTTTGATGCTTATAAACATGTATATAATAAAGCAGTTGAGTTAGGTGATTAAACATGGACGTTAAAAAGATATTGAAACTGTTTTATACCAATGGTACAAGTGGCGGCGGCAATAAAGGGGTATTACCAGAGAAAGGTAAGAGAACATCTCTAGTGCCTAAAAGACCATTTGGAGAAAGATTAAACCTTATTTCTGACTTAGCTAACATAGATGAAATGAAAGGAAAAGAAACTTACCTAAATGATGTATATGATGACATTAAAGGTAGACTAATTGAAGAAGCTAGCAAAGGAGAATACAGTTGGTCTGTTACTGAATTAGAATTAATCAGCATCGCAGTTAAACACTACTTATCAGAATGGTGTGGAACAGAACAATTACTTGTATTCCTAAAAGTTAAATGTATGGAAGATGATATACGAGTTAATATTACTGATTATAGGCTTGACTTGTATAGAATAGTTGAATTCAGTTGGAACAAATAAATTTTAAGTGAGGGTTGTGGATGAGTTCGGATAGTAAGTTTAAGCAACATAAATCTTATTTAATGCAATATCGAAAGATACATACAAAGATAGATAGACTAAGAAATAAATTGAATAGACTTAATGAACGCTATGATTTGAAAGGTGTATCATATTCATCACAACCATCTGGCTCAGTAAAGCAAACTTTAGATGATGTGTTAGCTCAAAAGGAATATATTGAGAACAGGCTTGGAAAACTAGAAGATGAATCATTCAGAATAAGAAATGAAATCCAAGATAAGTTATTAGATTTAGATAACCAATTAGAAGCAGAAGTACTAGACTTGTATTTCCTGGAAAGATATAGTTTGACAGAAATAGCTGATACATTATGTTATTCTGAAAGGCAGATAGAACGACTGTATGCTAACGGTATAATGTCAGTATAATGTCATGTAAATGTCAGTGACACAAGGGTGTATAGATGCTAAGATATGTATGATGACAGTATACATATAAAGCTATCAATGTCTCCTAGAGATTATTAATATGTTATAAGGCTAGAGAAAACTCTAGTCTTTTTTGTTTGGAAAGGATAGTGATTGAATTGGCTCAAAGAGTTGTGTTAATGGATGAAAAAGAATTTGATGAAGTAATGAAAGGGTTGGATGCACTACCATTTGAAGTTACTCATACAACAGCAAGTAATGGCAAGTATGTTAATGCTTTGATTACTGTATCTAAATCTAAGGTAGAAGAATCTTTAAAAGCTATGGATTACAATCAATTAAAAGGCAAAGATATTAACTACCATGCTACAGTCAAGTGGGTAGACTAACATGTATGAAGATAAGTACATCAAGTTCTATCATAGTAAGGCTTGGAAACTAGCACGTAAGCAAGCACTGGCAAGAGACCATTACCTATGTCAAGAGTGTTTGAGGCAAGGAATAGTTAGAACAGCCAATACAGTTCATCATATCATTCCTATTAAAGATGATTTTAAGAAGAGATTGAAATTGGATAACCTAGAAACAATCTGCTTGGAACATCACAACCAAGAACATAGAGAAAAACCTAGTGGAGATAAAGAAAAATACAAAAAGTTGAAAGAAAAGAAACATGAAGTGTTTGTGTTTAAAGCAAATCCAGACTTCAAATTATAGTACCCCCCTAGGTCAGAAAAACGCTAGAAACGTTATTAAATCAAAGAT